ATGGCAACCTTCAAACCAGTGTTCCCGTATGTCAAAAGTGATGGCACTTCCAGGGTGTTCATCCAGATGCTCCACAAACGACAGCGAAAACTTATTAAGACGGAAATCTATCTCACTCCGGAAGACCTTACCCGAAGTGGTAAGATTAAGAGTGAATCAATTAAGGATGATGTTGATGCCCTTATAAAGCACTACAGAGATGCAGTCCGGTCACTGGGAGTTGCAGCAGAAAGACTGAACACTGACCAACTCTATGACCGGTTGACGAACTATTCTGAAGATTCAATTGACTTCATTTCCTATACACGGAAAATTGCTGAAGGGTTCAAGAAGGAAAACAGGCTCGGCATGTACCGGCTTTACAATGCAGCGATCAACTCTTTTGTGGACTTCCTGAATAGAGATACGATTGATATCAATGAGATTACATCGAAGCTGCTCTTTGATTATGCAACATTTCTGAAACATTCCAATGTAAGAGGCAGGAAATCCGCAGTCAAGAAAACTGGTTCCCGGGCCTTATCACTTTACACCGGAATTTATAAAGCTGTCATTAACCGGGCCAAACGTGAATTCAATGATGAAGATCACGGTATAATAAAGGTATATGTGTCTCCTTTCTCCAAATTCAAGATTCCATCTGAGGCACCGACAAGGAAAAGAGCCCTATCGCCTACCCAGATTAGGATGATCAGGGATATTCAGCTTCCAGAGAATTCAAACCGGGCAACTCTGGCCAGGGATTGTTTTATGCTTTCGTTTTATTTGTGTGGGATCAATTCAGCAGATCTATACGAGCTTCCCCCTATTTTGGATGGCCGGATTACCTATAAAAGAAAAAAGACCAGGACCCGAAGAAAAGATGAGGCAGAAATAAGCATCAAGGTTGAGCCGGAAGCGATGGAGATACTTCAGTGTTATTCGATCAAGGGCAAATCTATTTTCAATAAGAGATACAGCTCTCCGGATAACTTCAATCAGGCAATCAACAAAGGGTTAAAACAGATCGGGAAAATGATTGGTATACCGGACTTGACCTTTTATGCTGCCAGGCACTCCTGGGCAACAATCGCTGTCAATGATTGTAGCATCGATCGGCATATTGTTCACCGTGCATTGAACCATGTTGACACGGCAATGAGGGTAACGGATATCTACGTGAAAGAGGACTGGTCTGCGATTGATAGGGCGAATAAGGAAGTAGCGGAGATAATTCAAGTTTAACTCAAGCCAAATCTTTCAAGAGTAATTTTGTCAATTGTGGGTGAACCTTTGATCATATCCATTATCCTTTGCAGATCATCTGGTTTAACTTGCCCTAAGTAGGCTTTTGGTTTTGTTAAAAGCAATTCCTGTATTGTTTGATATCTAATAGGGTAAATTTCTAAGCAGTCTGCGTAGCTATCATGCTTCAAATATTCATTGCCTCTCTTGCGAATAAGGTATTGATAAAGTTTCAACTCTTCACTTCTAATAACATTAAGATTTATCTCACTATTAATTATACAAATCCCAATAAACACCTTAGAACATTCAAACCCTATAATTATGATTATTTTTTCTTTGGGGGGATTTGTAAAAGGCAGAAAGATTTTAAATACCGAGCCAATAACAATTTTACCATCAACATATGATTGCCTAAAGGCATCAGGAAATTGATCGCTTAAAGGTGACATTAGACAAACTCAAGATTTCGATTCTCCTCAACTTCGCTAATATATTTCAGCATCTCGATGTTTGCATCTGCTGCAAGTGCAATCTTGTACATATCCATGGAATTATCTGGCCTTGGATTATTCCATGCAATATCATGTGATTTGTCAGAGAGGGTGTTAAAGCAAAGGTCTTTATTCTCAAAAATTGATTCTGTAAGACACGAAATTGCTGACTGTGACAAATAATCCATATTCGGATCTTCCTTTGCAATGATTGTATTATTATCCAGATATTCAAATGCAGCCGAGAAACTATCATGAACTTCTTTCAAAACCAATCCTTGACCTTTAATTGCTTTCAAAATGTCATAAATATAAGATGGGACAGGCCCATTCTTCATTGCAAAGTATGTATCATTGACTATTAGCCTACCATAAATAGATAAATGTTTTTTCTCTGCAAAGTAGAGAATTTTAAACAATTTGTGCAGGTCAACTTTTCCCAATTGCTTAGCAATATAGAGCAACACTGCTTTCGATTTATCTACGTTAAAATGATTGTTTCCCATTGTTACACATTTGAAATGTGATTAGGAGAAGATGTGTGTATAATGATAATTTGCAACAAAAGTAGAATAAATGTAGTACAAAGTAGCACATTTGTCAAGAAAAACTGAATTATGTATTTAAGTGACCCTATTTGAAAGGCTTACTCGAACAGAAATCCGGTCGCTTATGATTAATTATTCACGTCAATCTTCAAGTCATTCATATTGTTGATGCCAAATACATGTTATCAATCTTTCCTTTTCTTGATCATGGGCCCAAACCCTGTCAGCAGCCACCGGGGATTGATGCCATAGTACCGGACAAGGGGCGTGAGCCAGGAAACCTTGAATAAAGCCCTATCTGGGTCATTCTTTTGCTTAATCAGATTTCCCCTGTTAATCCCATGGTAACGACAAAATGTTGAAACACCCTTGATCCTTTTAGTCTCGATCAGATGATCCAACGCTTGAAAGAATCTGCCGATTATTATTTTGCTTTCCTCTGGTTGCATGCCCATACCTATTTAATACACAAATTAACTTGTTTAGTAACATGATCAACGGTTTTGGCCGTGATTTTTACCGGAGGGTACGGTAAATAGATAACCATCCAATAAGCTGAATCATCTGACAAAACTGTTCCAACAGAAAGAGATGCCTTACTAATTTCGAATGCGTTTAAGTAAAAAGAATCGAATTCAACACCTTGATCATAAGGAACATATCTTTCAGAAAGAAACGATTCAAGATCAGCTGTATATGGCATGGTAATAGCTACTGAAGAAGCATCTAACCTGTCATTGCCATCAAAAAGATACAAAGTCGCCATAAGACCTGGTGTCGTACCAAAATAGCCAATTGCTGTTTGGCTTTGATAGTCTGGTGTCCCCAACTTGGAAATTAGCGATCCCCTAGAATCTCCCCATGATATTGAAGGCTCATGATAAAGATTAACTCTTCCCTTGATTGTACATGTTACCGTAATGGTTTCATTTTTTGAGGTGACAAGAATTACATTATATCCAACTTTTCGTGCATTTACATAACCAGTATTGGAAACGGTTGCGAAATAATCATCAGAACTTGAGTATTCAATTTTCTTAGGTCCCGTAGCAACAATCTGATGTGTTTCTGTTGTGAAAAGTGAAATACTGTTTATGTCAACAGACAATGGTGGTTCTGGAGTGTCTTTTTTCTTGCAGCTTGTTAAAATGACCAGCAATAAGATAGCAACTTGTATTTTTCTATTCATCTTAGGTATTTTTAACTGGTATGCATCCAATGATATTAAGTAGTTCAGAAAACAAGGATATGTCTTGTTACTTTACCTATCATCAATTTTTTTTTTTAATATCTCGCTTAGATTTTCAATTGTCCTTTGTTGACTGGATAAGACATCAAGCACAAGCTTAGGAACCATCACTAAATCAGTAAATGTTCCATAATCTTCCTTGACTTTAATTGTCTCATTAATCAACATGCTCCCTTTATCTTCTTTCAACCACTCATAATTAATTTCTCTGTATTTATCTGTAATATCCTTAGCCAACTCAACACTAATTCCATTAAGTCCTTGAGTCACATTATAAATCTTTGTGGCATTAGCATAACCTAATTCTCTTGCCAACTTAGCAACAGTCATCTTCAAGTGATCTAATACAGATTTTATTCTTTCTGAATCAGTCATTTATAGTCTAATTAGTAAATTTATATGTAAAATACTTGACAAATCTGTAATATTCTGTATATTTGTACCGAAAATTACTATTACATGGAGCGAATATACAAAAAGAGAGGTCGCAAAAGCAACTATGTTGTGTCCGAAAAAGAAAAAATGACTTTCAGGGGGCAGTACTTTATCCTACCTGATAAATCAGATGAAACTCCAAGAGCGCGATTTATAAAAGAAATGGCAGCCCTTTGCCTGGTTTCAGAAACAACAGTGCGATGCTGGATTGCCGGTGAATACAAACCGGATGCCCTCAAAAAAAGCCTGATAGCTGAAAAACTTGGTGTTTCACCTGAATTACTCTTCCCATGATATTCGAAACCTACAGTACCCCAGAGGGAGAAGTAATGATTGCTCCGGCCGGGCAAGCACATTTTAAGCTTGAACCACGTCACAGGGAATTTATTACAGGTATGATCGCCAGGATTAGAGAAAGTTATCCTGAGGCATACAAAGCAATGAGTGAAGCCTACAAAGCTTCATCAGACTCCTTATTCTATTATGAATTTCTGATTGTCCGTCGGTTTCTCAAATGCAACTTCGGAAACTTTGACAATGTGCTTGACTTTGATTCATGTACATTCAAGTTTGAGTTTGTGTCCTGCCCAATGAGGGGAGAATGCAAGTATGACCAGGTTATCTGCAACCCAAAATTCAACAGTAGTCTTTCTGAGCGAGAACTTCAAGTGATGAAGCTATTCCACGCCGGCCTTAACGAGAGCCAAATTGCCGACAAACTGTATATCAGTATTAACACCGTACTAAATCACAAAAAGGCCTCTTTCAGAAAAACAGGAAGCCATACGCTGGCTGATTTTATGACCTTTTCAAATAAGTATAACCTTTTTGCGCATGGAAATTGAACCCTATAAACTTCATCAGATTCTTCAGTCTGCAGCTGAACTTGGAGCTCTCAATGCTTTAAAGAAAGTTGGTCTCTACGGAAAAGATGAAATAAGCCAGCGAGAAGCCTACAGGCGTTTTGGTGAGGCAAATGTGAAGAAATGGAAACACCTAGGCCGAATTAAAAGGATTAAAACTGGCTTAGGAAACCACAAAGCAACATACTCAGTTGCGGAACTCGAATCAATTTATTCAGCCGAAAAACTTGCCATATGAAAAAAACAATCAGTCGAAAACAACTTGCTGGTATTGTCAGCTGCATCACAAGGGTGCCCAAGAAAGATGCTGAATTGGTTATTACTGCTTCATGCGATGTGATAATGAAGCAGATTACCAAAGGACACATTATCAAGATCAACGGCTTCGGGACATTTGAATCTGTCTGGAGAAAAAGCAAAACTGGCAGGGACCTTAGCAGAGGCCAATCGGTTCATATTCCGGCCCATGCGTCTCCAATATTTAGGCCAAGTACGCAATTTAAAAATAAAGTGAAAAACCTAATTCCTAAACATTAATACCGATGAAACAATGCCAAAAAACATGCAGGACTCTTTATGAGGAATTCTGCAACAAATTCACACAAGATCAGGTTATGGCTGACATTGAACTCAGGGCCATTTACAATTACCTGACCTACCGTTGTTCAATGAGTGATGGTAATTACCTTCATGAACCCCGCGAGACAACCCGACAGCTTATCATTAAACACCTTTATTACGATCCTAAAACAGAAAAGCCCACCCCAGAGGGCGAGCTAATCTCAAACAATGCCGGGTCAAATGTACACATCCAATAAGCAATTGTCAATCGAAAGTTATTCACACCTAAATACTTCAAACAATGCCAATTCTAAAAAAAGAAGAAAGCCTCCCCGAACGACCAGTTGTGATCGTTCTTTACGGGGAGCCGGGGATCGGTAAAACATCCCTGTTTAACACAAGTGATCAACCTCTGCTAATCGACTTTGACCGTGGAGTTGACCGTAGTATTAACAGACAGGATACCCTAATTGTCCACAAGTGGGAGGATGTTCAGACGGAGGAAAGCTCAGGCACATTTGGCCACTACCAAACAATTGGAATAGATACAGCCAAGGCAGCCCTTGATGACTTCCTGATGTCGTATGTTGTGAAACAAGACTACTCAGCTGCTAAAAACAAGCTCAAGGCCTATGGTGCCATCGGTGATGAGTTCAAGCTTTTTGTAAGCAACCGCCGGAGCGAAAACGCTGACTTAATCATCATTGCCCATGCAAAGGATGAAAAAGAAGGTGATATCGTTAAAAAGATTCCGGACGTGACCGGTCAGTCATACAACCTGTTACTTCGTATCGCTGACCAGGTTGGTTATATGCGTACGATCAACAACAAGCGCTCCATTCAGTGGGAACCAACCGATTCCACTATCGGGAAAAACGTTGCCCGTCTTCCGGTGACAGAAATTCCGAATGAAACCGATCCAGCTTTCAGAACCTATATGGCCCATATTATTGAGAATGTGAAAGAAGCCATCTCACAGATGAGTGAAGCGCAGAGAGAAGCACTTGAGAAGGTTGCCATCTATCAGGACAGGATTGCAAAGGTAACTGAGCCGGATGATTTAACCGGACTTCTTGCTGTGATCAATGAGTTGCCACTTTCATACAGCCAGGCCTTACGGAAGCTTGTTTCCGACAGAGCTAAAGAGCTTGGGTTTGTGGTTAACAAAACCTCAAAGGCTTTTGAAAAGCCTGCTGCCCCATCCACTGCTGCACAAACCCAGACTGGTCAAACTTCGATTGTGTAGCTATGTATAGAGTATCAGTTTCCATACTTGAGAAGTTTCGCCGGATGGTGGACAATGTATCAGACTACGATACCGAGAAAGCCTTGATCGAAAGCATAACCGGGAGATTTGTCGGCAACGACAAAACCCGGTTAGGGCAGGCCTTTCACAAGATCATTGAATTGCCGTTTGAACTGAACGGTTCACTTACTGTTGAAGGGATAACCTTTACGCCTGAGCAGGCACAGCCTGCGATAAATTATCGCAATGCACATCCACAGATGATTCATGAGGTGCCCACTAAGAAGATCTATCATACCAAACACCTTGTATTGTTAGTGACTGGTCGTGCTGATGGTATTGAAGGTATTCAGATCAGGGATGCAAAAACCAAGTTCAGCTACCCTGGATGGGGAGAGTATTACTCATCGTGCCAGTGGAAGTTCTATTTGGACATGTTTGACGCCCAGTCTTTCTGGTATGATGTGTTTGAGATCAGAGGGTATAATGGCACTGAACCGTCGGGTCGCTTTGAAGGCCAGATCATACCTCACGAACCCTTCCCCTGCCTGCGCTATGACAAACTCTCTGAGGACATTCAGAGTCTCGCTGAGGAGTTTGCCAATTTTATGACAATCAAGAATTACACTCACCTCTTAACAAAAGTGTCATGAAAATCAATAAGATCATTTCCCAATATCGGCGTGATTTCACCGCAATTTATGAATGTGAGCATTGTGGCCACACACATGAAGGTTCTGGCTACGATGACTCTTACTTCCACAACGAGGTAATTCCACAGAAAGAATGTCCTCGATGCAATAAAAAAGCTGATGGTTCATACAGACCATTGGCTCCAAAGTACCCGGACCAAGTAACAATTTAATAACTCATAAGCATGAAAAAAGAACAGCTTAAAAAAGGTAACGAGCTTAAGAGGCTTATTGATGACCTATGTACCAGAATCAAAGCAATTAGTGCAATTGAGGATGGAACTCATACTCCTGGTGCTGTTAAACTGGAATTACAGGCAAAACCAGGGAGTTCGAACGGTGATTTCCATAACGACCACTTTTCTAGCGGTAACGACATACCGTTGGAACTTAAAGAGAAAGTGACTGAAGAGCTTATTGATTGCGCCTCAAGAATCAGAAGGATTTTCGAAAAGGAAATCAAAAAACTCGAAAAGGAGTTTGAATCACTTTAATACTAAATAAAATGACAAAAATCCTATTCTTCGACGTTGAAACAACAGGTCTCGATTACAAAATTCACGGGATTCACCAGCTTGGAGGAATCCTTGAAGTTAATGGTAATGTTGTTGATAAATTTGGATTCCGCATCAAACCTGCAGAAAATCTCAAGATTGATGAATCTGCTTTAAAAGTTTCCGGAATCACCCTTGAAGATCTTCTCAGTTATCCATCCGAGAGTGAGGTCTATAAAAGACTTATCGCTATACTATCAAAGTACATCGACAAGTACGACAAGCAAGACAAAGCTTTTCTTGCCGGTTGGAACAATGCCGCATTTGACAATGCATTTCTAAGAGCATTTTTTGAAAGAAACAATGATCAATACTTCGGCTCATGGTTCTGGTCAAACCCGCTTGATGTGATGGTTTCAGCAACACAACACTTACTTGAACAGAGGGCAAAACTCCCGAACTTCAAACTGGTAACTGTCGCAGAAAGACTCCTTGGAAGCATTGATCCCTTAATGCTCCACGATGCCAATTATGACATCGAACTCACAAGAAACATTTTCATAATTATCAATTCTTAGTTCAAATGGAAAACGCAATTGCACAATTCACTTATCTCCCCTCCACAAAAGCCGAAAGGGAGACATTTGTCCAAATGTGCGTGGACGAGATCACTTCAGGTGCCCGGAACCCCTTGCAGCTTGAGATTATGCTCAAGAATCTGGAAGAAACTGTAAACGCTATCAGGAAGCATCCTGAAGTAAAAGAAGCTATTCAAGCTGAGGCAGAAAAGTTTAATGAAAAGACTTTTAAAGTCTTTGGTTGCTCTGTTACTAAAGCCAGTCGTGCTAGTTACGATTTTACACATTGTCAAGACAGCACCTGGGAAAGATTGAATTCTAATAAACAAAGCATTTCAGAACAGCTTAAGGATCGAGAGAATTTCCTGAAAGCAATAAAACCCGGAATGTCGGTTGCTGACCCAGATACAGGTGAGATAATCTATCCCCCATCCTGGACTTCGTCTGAATACTTGACGATCAAACTGCCATGATAAAACTTGATGCTTGTAGTACCATAATTGACGAGGAACAATTTCTCCTTGTTCAGATGACCCGGGCCAGAGGGGATCCGGAATCCACGGTTACCCAAGCTTCAATTCACCTGATTGAAAAATATGAAATAGCCACAGAAAAGAAAGTAATATGGAAAAGCGAATTAAAAAAGCCAAAATCAAAGGAAGAAGCCTCGAAGTCGAGCTTACCGAATCCGTTGACACCGGCAACGGACCAGTCACAAATGAAGTTGTTTTGAAGTGCACAGGTTTGGTACATGGCGACCTACTTGCCAGGTTTGACCGGTTGAAAATCCATCTGGTGAAGATCTGCGACATGAAAAAGTCAGAAACTATCACTGCTGAAAACATTGAGAACTTCGACCTGAGCATCCTTGATGATTATCAGGTTAAAGGTTTCTCAATTGGTGGAGATGATGAACATGAGGGAGTTGTCCTAATAGGTGCCCGGGAATTTGAATCAGGTAAGATTTTAAACCTTGTTTCACCCTTCACGAAATTCAGCGATGGACACGCTCCATATGAATTTGAGAGCGACCTCTACAATGATGTTCAGGCGTGTGTTTACGAAGTTGAACTCTATCTCGAGGGCAAGTATCTCATAAAGCAACTGGGGCTTTTTGACGAAGAAGAGCAACCTGTAGAACATGAAACTGAGGCTGCATAATGGATGGGGGTGGCGAAAGTGGTTTCGCGTTTGGGCGTACGCAGAGTTCAGAAAGTTGTAACTCTTAACCATATAAGGTTCGATCCCTTCCCCCCAGCAACTTTACTATCAATAAAAATCTTTAAAACAATGCAACAACAAATTCAGTACATCAAAACAAATCAACTCCATGAGAGCTCATTAAACCCACGCAAGGAGTTTGATCAGCACGGAATTGATGAGCTCGCCGAAAGCATCAGGCAAGTAGGCATATTGCAGCCTATTATTGCCAGGTTAAACACAACGGTTATCAAAAAAACAATCCCAATCTATGAAGTGATTTGTGGTTCCCGCCGCCTCTCCGCTGCTGTTATTGCCGGATTAACCGAAGTCCCGGTAATTTTAAGAGACCTTTCTGACGAGGAAGCCTTCGACTTGATGATCACGGAGAACCTCCAGAGAAAGGACGTGAGCCCCCTGGAAGAGGCTGTAGCTTATCAAAGCTTAATCAGTAAGGGAACATACGATGTTCACAGCCTGAGTATCCGATTTGGCAAGTCAGAATCTTACATCCGTCAGCGAGTGAAACTCAACGACCTGATTAACGAGTTTAAAGACCTGCTCCGTAAAGAAGTGATCAACCTGTCAGCGGCTCTTGAGATTGCTAAGTTGAATCAGGATAACCAGATCGAACTTTACGATGATAGCTATAAAAACCATGAGCAAGCTTACGGTTCACTTCCAAGTTTAAAACAGCTCAAAAGAACTATTGAGCGTGATTTCATGACCGACTTGTCTGACGCACCTTTCGATATCCATGACGTCACACTAGGGCCATTTGGTTCTTGCATAGGTTGCCAGTTCAACACTGCCTCAGAGACGCTTTTGTTTCCTGATGCCCCGGAGCAAGGAAGATGTATCAATATTACCTGTTTCAAAGAGAAAAAGAACCGGCACTTTGAACGCGAGATACAACGTGTTCAGCAGGAGGAACCAGACGTGATCCTTGGTGCACCAGGATACATTTACGGTGAGGAGGAAAAGAGGATTAATGAAATGAAGAAGCAAGGTGTCCCGGTTGTTGAAATGAGCTGGTCAAATGGGTTTAGCGAGGTTACAATACCGGAACAACCAGATACACCAGATGCAAGCTACTACGAAACTACGGAAGACTATGAAGAGGCGATGGAAGACTATCTTGATGAGGTAAAAGACTATGAAAATGACCTTAAGGAATACAACGAGAAGATTGCTTCGGGTGTGGTGCGCAAAGTGTTTATGGCGGCCGGTAATGACAAAGGGAAGGTAAGGTATTATGAACCAGTTGGAAAGAGGGCCAATGGGTCATTATCGGAGCAATCTGGAGCTGATGTGGCTAAAGAGGAACAGATTAAGGAACTTCAGGAGAAAGACAAGCGTAACGCTGAACTTGCTTTTGAAAAGACATATACTGATGTAAAAGGTTTGCTTGAAGAAAACATCTACAGCAACATCGAGGAAAACCTTTCACAATCTGAATGGCAGGCGGTTTATGTTGTTCTTCTTGAAAGTATCGGGCATGTGCCCTTAAGAGAAGAAATCAATCCTGAGGGCAGCTATATAGATAACAAGCAAAAGACTGAAATTGCTTCCAAACTTGATATCAATCAGATAAACCGATTATTCCGTGCATTTCTGCAGAACAGGCTCGAAACAGGTTCCCCTCTTTACCAAGTGAGCGAAGCAAAATCACTTATCAGCATCGCTTCTGAGAAATACCCTGAGCTAGTGAAAGAGATCGATTTGAAACATCAAGGGGTCTACCTCAAACGCAAAGAAAGCATTGAGAAAAAAATTCAGGAACTCACATCAAACCAATAAACCATGGAAACAATTGCATCCTTTATCAGGTTGATTTTTGGGTACACTTATGTGACTCGCAAGAATCCACGCTCATTCAATGAGGTACACAAATTCAGTTGCAAACACGGAAAGTCTATTAGTCATAAGAGATATATGACAAAATCAGCTGCTTACACTCTGATAGTTGAGAATGGGGGAACCAGGAATTATGACGGCTGCAGATACTGTATGCCAGAAATGAATTCTGAGGAAATCAGGAATACATCAAATAAGTAGATAACCAATCAACCTTTTGATAATGACCGGTAGCGAATTAAGGTATCTCAAAAGCAGGTATCCGCACATCAGCACTTCTGTGATTGCAAAGTTTTTGGGTGTATCCGTTTCTGCTGTTTACCAACAAGCGCAGGCTTTAGGTGTCAAAAAATCGGAAGAATTCCTTTTGAGCGAGAAATCTGGACGGTTGAATAAAAAGCTTGCAGATGTGGGCAAACGCTACAGGTTCAAGAAAGGTCATACTCCTGCCAATAAAGGGAAAAAGATGTCGCCGGAGGTGCGGGAACGCATCAAACATACCTGGTTCAAAAAAGGCCATGAACCTCACAACACCAAGCATGACGGATATATCTCAATCAGGAAGGATTCGCACGGCCGCCCATACGCTCATATTCGGATATCAAAAGGCAAATTCGAGTTGCTTCACAGACATATCTGGGAGCAGCATAACGGCCCGGTACCGAAAGGTCAGATTGTGGCTTTCAAAAACGGCGACACTTCCGATTTCCGGATCGAAAACCTTGAGCTGATCACACGCGAAGAAAACATGCTTCGTAATACCCGACACAATTATCCGAAAGATTTACAGCAGGCCATTATGGCATTAAACAAACTCAAAAAAGCAATAAAAGACTATGGCAAAGAATGATTTAACGGCACTACGTGACCATATGTTTGAGGTCATTGAAAGGCTCAAGTCGAACAACGATCCTCAAGCTGATGAATGTGAGAAGATGGATGTAGAAACTGCAAAGGCAATAACCAATGCAGCTCAGACAATTGTTCACTCTGCAAAGATTGAAATTGACTTTCTCAAAATCATTGCCAAGGGCGACAATATTCAGGGCGTTGAAGCAGCGGCAGAAAAGACACGGTTTTTAAGTCATAAGGCAAATGGATCCCAGGGTTAAACGTCGATACAACTTAACCTATCGGGCCCGGAAAAAGGGTGTTAAGGTGGATGGTTACCGTCACAGAATAACGCTTGCATTTGATGAAATAGCAAGGCTTGTCACTGTCCCGGAAGCTATCAACCTGATCAATGAGTATCAATTTGAGATTAAACAAGATAGACAATTAAAGATTCAATTCAAATGACAGAACAGTTTAAAGCATGGGCGATGGTAGAACTTTTCGGCCACACCCGTATAGCAGGAGAAGTAAGTGAGCAAAACATTGCAGGAGGTGCAATGGTGCGAATTGACGTTCCGGAAACCGAATCAAGCCCGGCATTCAGCCGAATCGTCAACGTGAACGCAATTTATGCCATCAACCCGATGACAGAAGAAATGGCTCGCAGCATTGCCGGACAGCTCAACATCAAACCGATCCAGCCTTGGGATATCCGTGAATACGTTGAGAAAAACAAGAGAGCCTTGATGCAGCCTAAAGGAGAATTTGACGAATTCCTTGAAGAAGACTAATCATGACAATCACTGAACAAGGTAAACACTTCCGCATTATGTTCCGGTACATGCCGCATTTGGTAGAGGCTGTTAAAGCTCTTCCGGAAAGACGTTTTGACCCGGTCAACAAATGCTGGCTCGTCCCACTTACCGAAAGGGATGAGGTCATGGCTTTTGCCAGGCGGTATAAGTTTCAAACCACCACCAGCCTTGAGGAAGAACAATATGCCGACATACCACCGCTGCCTAGTTTGAATATCGATATACCTTTAAAACTAAGGCTGTTTCTTTACCAGACCCAAGGCGTTGCATATGCACTTGAAAAGAAAAGGCTGATAATAGCAGATCAACCAGGGCTCGGAAAAACAGCCCAGGCCATAGCAACTGTTGTAGCTGCAGAAGCATTCCCAAGCCTTGTAATTGCACCTTCATCCCTGAAGATAAACTGGCAGAGGGAATGGCATATGTGGTCACATAAAAAGGCAATGATCCTTAATGATGATGTTAAACACAACTTCCATCTTTATCACAGCTCAGGGCTGGTTGATGTTTTCATAGTCAATTATGAAAGCCTAAAGAAGTATTTTGTTCAGAGTGTCTCAGTACCCCCTGGTGCAAAACTCAGGCTTAATCACGTGAAGTTCAAAGAACATTTAACAGGGATGTTCAAGAGTGTGATCATCGATGAAAGCCACCGGGTCAAATCTACAGCAACTCAGCAGACAAAGTTCACTAAGGGCATTGCATCCGGAAAGGAGTACATCCTGGCATTGACTGGTACTCCGGTAATAAACAAACCAAAGGACCTGATATCACAGTTAGGCATCATTGAACAGATGCCAAGGTTCGGAGGGTATCAAAGGTTTACTCAACGCTATTGCAGCGGCCCTCAGGAAGCCTCAAACCTTCGGGAACTAAATTATATGCTCAACCTGAACTGCTTCTATAGGCGGGATAAGCAAGACGTGTTGAAAGACCTTCCGGCAAAGATGCGACAGTTGGTATTGTGCCAGATTAACACTCGAAGAGAGTACAATGAAGCTGAAGCAAACCTGATTAAATACCTGATTCAATACAAAGAGGCCGACGATGAGAAGATTGCTCGGGCTCTGCGTGGTGAAGTAATGGTTTTGATCGGGATACTGAAGAACATTTCAGCAAGGGGAAAACTTGCAGACGTGTTCGAGTTTGTAAATGATATCATGGAATCAGGGGAAAAGCTGGTATTATTCGCTCACCTGAAAGAGGTTATCCAGGCTATTCACAAGCATTATCCCGAAGCGGTAACTATTACCGGCAATGACAGCACTTTACAACGTCAACAGGCTGTAGATAGCTTTCAAAACAACCCGGAGACGAAACTGATCATTTGTTCCATCAAAGCTGCCGGAGTGGGCTTGACACTTACAGCCAGCTCCAGGGTCGCATTTGTCGAACTCCCATGGACAGCAGCCGACTGCGATCAATGTGAGGATCGTTGTCACCGGATCGGCCAACATGATTCTGTGACTTGTACGTACTTCCTCGGTCAGGAAACGATTGATGAGAAGATATACCGGATCATTCAAACAAAGCGTGAAATAGCTCACACGGTCACCGGTGCAACTGAACAGGTTGAGGAGGACATTGTGAACATGGTAGCTGATTTATTTAACCAAAAAACCGAACAACAATGAAAACATGGTTATTCATCCTGATTCTGATTGCCGCTGCAATCATTCTTGTCCCTTTCGTGCTGTATGGATTTGCTCTTATCAATGAAGAGATGAAGCTCCGGGCATGGAGAAAAGATATTGCCCGTGGAATGAGTGTTATTGTGGACAATGGTCACCGGGTATTTATAGCCAAGGTAGTAGGCCAACACTATGGAAGTATAAGGGTTATTGGCGAAGATGGGCTGTTTGGGGCTTATGGAGAGAAATGTATTTTCCCGCTAAACTATTATGTGATTGAAGATGAGAACAATATACAGAACGAAAATACTACTCAAGAAAAATGAGCAGTTGGTTGAGGATCGAACGAAAGAATTCAAAACGGAACTTACCATCGACCAGTACAAAAAGACGATAGTGGATGAGTACCGGGCAAGAGGACTCGAAGTAAATGTTGACGTAACCTACAAGTAAAACTTTATGGCAAGGACAAACCAAATCGGAATCAAATACTTCAGCTTTGACGTTGACTTCTTTAACGATGAAAAGATTGAATTTACCTCAGCCAGATTCGGTGTAAAAGGAGAAGTAATTGCAATCCGGTTATTGTGCAAGATTTATCGCAACGGCTATTATACTCCCTGGAATGATGATGAAAGCGCCCTGCTTGCGAAACGTGCGGGAGATGGTGTCTCCCCTTCGTTAGTGAGCGAAGTGGTTAAAGAATTGGTTAAGCGCGGCTTTTTTAATGAAACCCTACTTAACAGGTTCGGTATATTAACATCAAGGGGAATACAAAAGCGATATTTTGATGCAACAAAAAGGTTCAAGTCTGTCGAGGTTGAGCGTGATTATTTGCTTGCAGAAGTCTCTGAAATTGGAAATGTTCACATTAATTCTAATAATGTTGACATAAATTCAGAAAATGAAAACATTAATAAACAAAAGAAAAGAAAAGAAATTAAAGAAAAAGAAATTACTTCAGAAGATAAATCTTCTTGTCACCTTGACGGTGACGAACCGCCTTTAGACCCTCGAATAAGTTATACTGAATTCATTGAGGGATTCAATAAGATATGCACCAGGTTGCCAAAAGTCCAGATAATAACAGAAAAACGCCGGGGGTTCATCAATGCCCGGCTGAAGGAACATGGCCATGAAAGAATCTTTGAGATGTTTCAAAAAGCAAATAATTCAGATTTTCTTGCCGGTCAAACCGGTGACTGGATGGCTGACTTTGACTGGCTAATGAGACCAAACAATTTTGTAAAAGTCCTTGAAGGTAAATATAATAACAAGATCAATGGAACCACAACCCTTAAAGCAAATGATCCGAGGCGCTCTGCAGCCGAGGGATACGCAATACCCCTCTAATCTTCCGGAGTTGACTGAAGAAGAGACAAACAGGGCTATTATGTCAGAGAAACGTCGCCGAGCGGCAATTTCTGGTTCTCTTCCTGAAAATATACACATTAGCAAGGATACATCAGAACAAATAATCTTAATGGCGAGAAATGAGAAGAAGTGCCAACTACTCGCAAAGAATTATTGGGCTAAGGTTGATAAACAAAGAGAATTGACACAGTTTTCTCAAGATGAGATGTATCAATTGTTTATTGAAAGAGCAAGCAGGATAATAAAAAAAGAATTCATAATTGACCAATACAATGAGCAGGTAATAAAATTACTATGCATGTATTTTACTGGTCATAAAGACGCCGAAAAGCATGGATTGAGTCTATCTAAAGGCATCCTGCTAATGGGAGAAAGAGGCACGGGCAAATCGGTTATTATGAAGGCTTTTTCATCAAATCAGCATCAGTCCTATATGCTTGTTAACGTAAGACTAGTTACATACGATTTTGCAGAACATGGGTTTAAAGTTGTTAAGAATTTTAGCACGCCGGAAACAATCCCGATGAACCATTATGGACAAGAATTAATTGGGTGTTGCTTTGATGACCTTGGTACTGATGAGGAGAGAAAGCATTTTGGAGATAAAGTCAATGCGATCGGTGAGATATTGCTAAACCGTTACGATTCGGTTGAACATAAATTCACACACATAACTACAAACCTGAATGCAAATGCAATTGAACAGTTTTATGGTCCAAGGTTAAGAAGTCGTTTTCGGGAAATGTTTAATGTGATCAGTTTCGACGCCAAAGCCCCTGACAGGAGAAAATGATATGGAAAAGTTTAGCCCAGATATGACTATAAAAGCTCTTTCGTGGCGGCAGCCCTATGCTGATTTGATGCTGATGGGAAAAATTGAGACCCGGACATGGCCAACGAATTACCGTGGATGGGTGTTGATCTGCTCAAGCAAGAGACCATATTTTCTTGACCAGGTTATTAATATTTCAGGTTCAGAACATCTGCTTAGGATTTTTGATCAAATGGAGGCATACAACAGGTTCACTCAAAAAGATGGATATGCTATTGGTATCGGCAGGTTGATCGATTGCCGGCCCATGACAAAAGAAGATGAGGATGCATGCTATGTCAATTACTTTCCGGGCCTTTACTGTCATGTTTACAGCGATGTTCAACCTCTACGCAGTCCTTTCCCATGGAAAGGCTCCCAGGGATGGCGTACGGTTGACCAGAAAACGAAGGAATTAATTACCCAAATGCTATGAAAAGCCAGCTGAGACAGTCACTCGTTGAGTATTTCTCCCAGGAGCATGGTGTGACATTGCTTGAAAGTGACTTCAATGAGATAGATGAAATACTGAGCAGATACAAATACTGCCGCTGCGGAAGCAGATGCCTGATAAACACCACTGGTAAAGAGTTAAGATGCCGTATATGCAAGAAAAAACTGAAGCCATGAAATCACTGGAAGGAAAACTACAAACAGAGTGCTTCAAATGGTTCCGCTATGCATACCCAAAATACAAGAAATTATTCTATGCCATCCCGAACGGTGGAAGCCGGAATAAGATCGAGGCAAAAAACCTCAAGCTTCAAGGTGTGGTTCCCGGGGTGTCTGATACCTGCCTGGCTGTTCCGCGAAATGGGTATCATGGCCTATACATCGAGTTCAAGTACGGCAAGAATGATTTGAGTGATGATCAGGAAGAGTTTCTTGATGAGGTAAAGAAGCAGGGATATGCTACAGCTGTAGTATGGACCTTTGACGAGTTTGAAAAAGTGATAACGGAATATTTGAAATAATGCTTTTATGGAAAATCTAAATTTGTTTAATTACAATGGCTTTCCAGTAAGCTTCAGGTCCAAAGATACTGAAGTAATGCTTAACGCAACGCAGATGGCCTCTGCATTCCGGAAACGGCCTGGGAAATGGTTAGAGCTGCCTTCTACTGAACAGTTCCTGTTGCGGTTGGAAGCTATCCGAAAAACGGATAGGTTAAAACTGATACAGACTATCAACGGCGTAGGGACATGGATGCATGAAGATGTGGCTTTGGAGTTTGCCCGGTGGCTATCCCCCAGTTTTGCAATCTGGTGTAATGACCGAATCAAAGAGCTTCTGAAGTTCAAAGCAACAGCCATCCACCCGGAAGATCTTCTGAACCCGGACTTCATCATAAACCTTGCGACTGAGTTAAAACGGGAGCGCGAAGAAAAGGAACGTTTCGCTCAAACGGCAATGCTTCAAGAAAAAGAACTGATTAAGGCGGCTCCAATGGTGCATTACTACAATAACGTTCTGCAGAGTGAAAGCCTTATCTCAACAAATGTTATTGCAAAGGATATGGGAATGAGTGCAGTGACCTTGAATAGAATTCTGCATGGGCAGAAGATCATCTACAAATCAGGCAGAACATGGGTACTTTATCATGAATACCAGAACAAAGGTTACACCCGGTCGAAAACGCACACATTCACTGACAACGAGGGGAATCTCAAGACAGCTGTAACAACTTACTGGACTGAAAGGGGCAGGGCCTTTATTCAGTATATGGTTGGTAATGGATTTAAGAAAAGCGATGAAAAGGCGCATAGTGCGTAACTCATTTATTAGAACACCCCAACAACAATGTACACACAAATCATTAATAATCAGTTTAGCCCCTACCTAATTCCAGGCATCCCGACAGAAAAAGTTCCGGCAAACACAGGCGTATTTATCAAAAGAATCATTGACACCTGCAGCTGTATTTACAAGGCTACGGATCTTCCGGAGAAAAAACGAAAGCGTGATCGTGTTGATGCCAGGTATATGGCCATCCTCTTGATGGTGTTTCTTGTGGGTGAATCGTTGAGTAGTGCGGCTGCCAGATTCAAAAGGGATCATTCGACAGCAGTTCATGGTCTCAAGATCATGCAACGGCTTTACCAGACCGATCCGGTGACTCGACGAAATCTTTCTGCAGCACTCGATCAACTCGCGGTTCAATTATCTGCCCGGAATGAGATCAAGGAATTTCTGCTTTCAGATATGACAATCTCAAAATTTAGAAGGTTTTGTCTTTAATGGACACAAAATCAACCGCCCGCGCGTAGCTTGGCTGTTGCTGACTGTTATCCGTCCTCGCTCTCGCTTTGCAATGACGGACGTATAATCCAACTACGAGGCGTAGCCGTTATTAAATCCTTGAGCAAAACATCCCCCTCTCCCCACTTCTGTTGTCTTTTTCAAGAAAACTAGTGGATGATTCATTACAGTAAAAATAAAACTCCAAAGCATATGCGCAATAAAATTTTAGTTTAACACTACTTTTCCTATAAAGGGAGAATTGTTTACGGAGTAAATTGTATAATAGTATATGCCCCTTGGCAAGTCACCAACGGGAATTGTGTAATCTTTTTGATTAAATGCCAGTTTTCGTTGAAACACTTCCACTCCAAGGGCATCGAAAAGACGTACAGATTCAATTCGCACATCAGCAATAGGACTTATATTTAGCTGATCATGTGCAGGATTGGGAAAAACACGTACGAATGCCTGCAATGTATCATAGTCAGGGATTGACTCATACTGCATTGCCAGTTCAGCTACCCTGAAGACAGGATTATAATAACTATTATTACATCTCCAGTATGCGCTTTTGGTTCCGATAGCAACAACGTAATCAAAGTCGCTATTTTGCCACACACCCCGATAAAGGTATTCATCTCCCTCCTTGCCATAGCAATACTGCCAGGTGAGTTCTCCATCTGAGTTTATTTTTGTGAACCAAACGTCTTTGGAATTACCCGGGGTAATCGTGTGAGAGCCCTCAACGTCCCCATCTTTAGATGATGTCTCCCCAATAATCATGAATCCACCATCTGATGTTTTAAAGATGTTCCGGGCAAATTCTCTATAGGTACCTCCCAGACACTTTTGCCATATGAGGTTACCTGAAAAATCGATCTTGATTACCCATACATCGCCTCCATGACGGGGATCCCCGGGGTCGCCATGAAACCCGCTTACATCACCATCGTTTGACATGGTATATCCAAGAATAATATACCCGTCTTCTATCTCAATGACCTCATTGCCAAATTCATGATAGTTTCCTCCATAAGTTTGCTGCCATTCTATCTGGTGATCTGAACTTAGCTTAACCACCCAAGAGTCAATATACATATAGCCATGAAAATTACAGGTCGTGTCGTAATTCCCCCCTCCCCAGCCATCCGTGCTTCCCACAACCATAAAACCTCCATCATTGGTTTGAATAATTGAGCCAGCATTCTCATAGCCAACACCACCAAGACTCATGGTCCACTGTTTGTCGCCTTCTGGACCTAGTTTCACCAACCAGTAATCCCAATTACCATGGTGATCCGTTATATCACCATCTTCAGAGGTGGATGAGGCAAGCAATACAATGCCACCGTCACTCGTGACACAGGCCCCATTAAGGTAATCTCGGCCGGTTCCTCCCACAACACTTTGCCACATGATCTCCTGTTGGCTATTAATTTTCAACGTCCAGAGATTTCCACCATCACCGGGCCATGGATTGTGTTCTATGTCACCATCAACAGAAGTTGTTCCTCCAACAATGTAGAAGGTTGACTCATTTACCTTCAAGATATCGGTATAGCCAAAATCACCCTTACTCCCACCATAACATCGTTCGCTGATCAGGTTACCCTCCAGGTCAACATTGATCAGCCAGAGGTCTGTTCCCCCATGGTTGTGACTAATGTCCTCGTCCGTTGATTGAGTATCGCCAATTACCCAATAAGTATCACCGGCCCTGGTAATTCCATATGCTTCGTCCCATCCCGTACCACCGTAGCACTGCTCCCATAATGGTTTAAACTCCTGGGCTTTAATATGAGTTGGTAAAAGACTTGCGAAAAACAATGTTAATAAAACAATACTAGTTTTCATAACTGAAAATTAAATAGCAGTGGGCAAATGATTACCCACTGCTAAAATACAACAAATCATCTCACTATAATTAATTTTCCCGGTACTGATCCATTTTTACTGATCAGCACATAGACATATACACCTGAAAAAAGTTTGCCAGGTTGGTAAGAATAAATGCCTGTTGATGAATTGATCGAAAGAATATCAATTAAAGTACCTTGTCCGGAATAAATCCTTATTTCAGCTTTTTCATTATTTTCAGGCAAGGAGTACACGAATTCAATCACATCACTTGCTGGGTTAGGTTTTGCAACAATTTGAGCGGTTCTGGATACATTTGGTTCGGTAGCAGGCTTAGGTGTTGAGTTTTTCAAGTTATTTGACATATCAAGCTCGTTACAGTCCATGAAGTTATACAAATTTCCATATGCGAACCCAAGGATACCTCTTGCTTGGGCTCCCCCCAGTCCTTGGCTGCTTTCTGCAATAAATTCCAAGTCTTCAAGTTCTATTTCAGAAAGCTCAAAAATACTTCGATCATCATTCAACCATCCGATCTGCATTTGTTTAAGGTCTGAATAGTATGTGTATTCTGCAGAGTCATAACCACTCAAAGGATACATTGAAGGAAGCGTATCGAGCAAGTCCAATGCATTTTGGAACTCCCCGATGTGAATATACATGTCAATAATGTCTTGAGTAGAAGAAAAATTATTTAGCTCTTCCATCCAGGTTTTGTATAGGCCTGGATGCGCAATGGAATCTGATAGGTTACTTCTAATAATGTCATATGCGGCCCTTCGAGTAAGCATGTTAAAATGTGACACTTGTCCTTTTAACTTAAGGAGTTCGGATGAATCCAATAGCCCACCAACGCTATCTAATAGGTTCGAATATTGCAGGTAGCTAAGTTTTGCGGTTGAATAACTCGCTTCAGCTTGTTGGTATGCTGTATTACTTAACTTAATGTCATTATTCAAATAATGATCCGGGCACAGGTTCTGTAGATCAAGTTTCACAGGGATAACTTGATAAACTTTCACAGGTTCCTCATTGCTAATATTTTCATTGTAAAAGTAATAGATTTCGTATGGTGCCCAATTATCAAAGTGGTGTGATGCTGTAGATGAAAAAGTATTACCTGCAACATAACTTAAATTACCTTGATACTCTTGAATTCCAGATAGATTTTGCCCATGGACCGCAAAATCAACCTCATTCTCCCGATTCAAATTACATAAATAGGTCAATCCGCTAAAGCGTTCACCTTCATAATTCTGCCCTTTTGCGTAATTCGCGGTAAACAGATTCACAAAATCATTTTTGTAGATTTCATCATATTTATTGTTTGTATTTTTCGTTACGATCCCGTAATTACGATAAACCGCTGGTCCCTCGTTAATAAAAAATAAGTTGTTTTCGATAGCAAAGCGCTTGGAGTTGTCAAGCTGTATTCCAGTACTAGTGGCTTCGCTGCACCCAGGATGAGAACCTAATTCAAATGAATTATTAACAACAACAGCATCTTCTACACTATTCAAGTGGATCCCATATCCGTTATTTGTGAAAACTCCGTCCTGGATCGAAATTAATGAATAGGTAGATACATTAGAAGACATGATTGCCTTATAAAAGCCATTAAATTCCGGTGTCACATAATCGCCTTTAGGGCATGGTACAGTGTTTGATTCACAAACACCACAAATATTAAAACCAGCATCAAATGATTGTATTCCATATACCGTAGAAGAACCTTCAATGTAATCATTGATAAATGTACAACCATGGAACTTAACTCCCTTTACTCCCCACATATATACATGTTCAATATCAATATCCTGATACCCTGAGAAAGTGTTATCGAAAATAAATGTGCATTCTTTAAACTTACATTCATTGTCATATTCTATTGAGTTGAATATATTTTTATACCCTGATATTTCAATTGATCTTCTGTTATTTCTAAAAGTCGAATTCTTTGCAATAATTATTCCACCGCTATAACAACTACTATAACCAATTCTCGTCCTTATTGCTGTCTGGGCGTTTTCAATTGTTGCATGGTCAAGAACAACTTTCCCTTGAGCCTGCGGATGCCCTGGGTAAGCATATTGGTGGTCATTGGGATTGCCCCAAACCTCAATACCTGACCAGGTGTCATTCTCTCTACCACAGTAAGGAATATGTGTGATTTTACCATTTTCTACAGTTAAGACACCACCTGTTTTAACAATAATTTTTGTATCCTTCCCCATCATCAATTCTCCCGAAATCTTCAGGTTTACTCCACTCTCGATTATAATGTTTCTTGGAGAGTATCTTCTGTTGGTCCAAACTTGGTTTTCAGTTACGTCTATTTCAGGTATGTAGTCAATGGCCTTGCAAACTGCTTGGTAAGTGTTCAACCTCCCAAATCCCATTTTCTCATTCCATAGGTTTTCATCGTATAGTACTCCACCTTCTTTATCTGCGGTAGTACTTAGAATATTCCTAACACTCCCTTCTTCTTCGACACCACCATTAGAAAGATACGGGTTAACTGATAGCATTAAACCAATTGTTGCAGAAACCATTGGGGTTGAGAATGACGTACCAGAATTAACTACAGTTTGATAGTCATGTTTGATTAATTCTATATTTACACCCGGCGCCACTATCTCCATCTGCGCCCCATAACTAGATTGCTCCCACCATTCATCCAAATCTGTAGTTGCGCCTACAGCAATTACTAAATTGCTTCTTGCAGGATAATTAACATAATTGTAACCTGTGTTTCCAGAGGATGCGACCATAATTACCCCATTATCGTAAGCATTTTGAATAGCATCCTTGAGCACATCAATTTCTCCATGTGATCCAGAAGGCACACTTAGTGACATATTAATAACATTGGCCTTCTTATCAACTGCGTAATTGATTGCGCTTTCAATCTCAGCAGTGAAAAAACTTTGACGTTGGTGGCATTCACCAAATTCATATTTCTGTTCAATATCAAGAACTTTGATTGGTAATATCTTCAATCCATAAAGTCCTGCATCAATGTCTCCACCTCCTATTCCATCAACAAGAGTTGAATTGTTAGCTTTTGCCCCAATAATACCGGCAACTCCATTTCCATGCCAAAATTCATTTGTAGGTCTGACATCGTTATCAGATGTCTTAACAAAGGAGCAGTTTTCAATTAATTCAATATTATTAAAATCCCAACCTTTCATGTCATTAAGATAACCATTCCCATCTTCATCCTCATCATTTCCCTGCGGGTCATCATCAGTTAACCATGGATCAGAAAAGTTATGTTTAACAACATCATACTCATTTTCTATCGCCCCGAAGTCATAATTATCCCAGCTTAGGCCTGCATCAATTACAGCAACAACAATATTAGTGTCACCCCGAGTCAAATTCCAGGCGCCAGGATTATTTTCATCATACCATACCCCGATGTTGTCAAGGTATGGATCAGCATTTTGGTTTTGTTGATCTTCCACCACTGGGATTGAATAGTAAAAATGAATTGTTAAATTTTCGACAATCGGATCGTCAGAAATATCGTTGCAAATTGATACATAGTTACGTCCTACCGGTAGTAAATACTGTTTGTATTTACTGTTGAACGTTCTAAATATTGTTAGGTTATTTTGCGTTTCAAAATAGCTAATCTGAGGACTTTGAATGATATTGCTGAACTTTACTGATACAATTGTGGAATCAATCAGGACCGTATCATATAATCCATAAATGTAATAATTCCCGTTAACATGCTGTATGGTATCATTACCAATTGTGAACTGGGTAGCAATAAGATTATTGCTCACCAGGTACATACAGATCATTGCGATCAACTTAATCAATGTGTACTTTTTCATAACGTTTTAATATTGGTTTGTAAAGAATTTATTAGCTAACTTGACAACCAATACATCGGAGAGGCCCTAGCCGGGCCATTCTTTAGGTAGGATTTCATGCAGAAGATATTAAACGGGAAGAACTTACATCCTTAGTAACAAAACATCGTCAAAACGCACATCTAAAATTCGTCTTTTTTCAATATTGTTATTCAGTCTAAGTACAAATAACCTATGATATATTATATAGGTCCTCTTTTTCTCCCTTATCATTGCCTTACTCTAAGGCTAGTCTATACTACCTTAATCCCTCCTGTAAAGTTTCCGTTTTAACCACTTCTTAACACGGATTTCCGTTCTAATTAACCGAATCCATTCTCCTGCTGCTCGGTTTTTATCCTTATTTACCTCCTGTGTTTGTGTGTGTCAGCAGAAAACAACACATTTTCTGCTCAAATTAGGTGTCTATTACAGGGACATATAATTTTACCCTGATTTTTACACCTTTAACACTATAAAAAGACATGGAACAATCGACAGGATTCCTGCTCATCCTTGCCTATTTCGTGGCCGTTTTTCTTATCACGCGGATGATCGGACGAAAGAGTTCATCAAAACTTGATTATTTACTTGCAAACAGGGCTATACCAGGATGGTTGGCAGCTTTTTCAATCGCTGCAACATGGGTGTGGGCTCCCTCAATGTTTGTTGCCTCAGAGAAAGCTTTCACTTCAGGATGGGTAGGCGTTTTCTGGTTTGTAGTCCCCAACGTGCTTACCCTTGTCATATTTGCCTACTTCGCAACATGGATGCGAAAGAAATATCCTGATGGGTGGACATTCTCGGATTATATCCGGGCCAAATACAGCAACCGCACCCATAACCTTTACCTTGTTGAAAGCTTCGGACTGCAAACACTCAGCCTTGCCGTGCAACTGCTTGCAGGAGCAACCATCATGTGGAAGATTACCGGACTGCCTTTCTTGCTGACTACGATCCTGCTTGCAATCATTCCTTTGATTTACACTTTCTCCAAAGGACTCCGTGCAAGTGTCATTACCGACTACTGGCAGATGTTGTGGATAATTGTAGTCCTGCTGCTCGGTTTACCTTTTATGTTTATCAATGGCGGAGGCATGGAAACCCTCATTGAGGGATTATCAGGAAAAGCCGGCGATATAACAGGCATGTTCAACGGCAAAGGGCTGGCTGTAACACTTGCCTTTGGAATTCCCACTACCATAGGTCTGCTCTCCGGTACATTCGGGGACCAGATGTTCTGGCAAAGGGTCTTTGCAATAAAACAGGGTCAGGTTAAAAAAGCTTTCCTCTGGGCAGCTGTAATATTCGCCTGTGTGCCCATTTCCTTAGCCATCTTTGGGTTCTTTGCTGCAGGTAAAGGTTTGGATATTCAGGACACACAACTTGTCAATGTTGGAGCCGTGATTGCTTTTACCCCTAACTGGTTCCTGTACCTGTTCATGGTGATGATCCTTTCAGGGCTTATATCAACTGTTGACAGCATCATATGTGCTGTTTCATCCGTCACTGGCCATGACCTCTACAACAGGATTAAAAAGCTTGACCTTATCGATGAAGTGGAGTTTGCAAAATGGTCAATGGTGTTTGTTACAATACTGGCCATCCTTATTGCTAACATTCCCGGGCTGAAGATACTTCACCTGTTTCTGATATATGGCACTCTGAGAGCCTCGGTGATGCTCCCTACTGCCTTTGCGATCAAAGGTATCAGAATGAGTGAACGGGGATTGTTCTATGGCTTACTTACCAGTATGGTTGTTGGGCTTCCAATATTCGCCATTGGCAATTTCTCCGCCAACACAGTCCTAATCGTCACCGGCTCACTCTTTACCATCCTTGCCTCCGGAATCATCTCAATATCCCTGAAAGATGAAACCGCTAAAGTTTAAGGAGCATAACCAACAGTTGGGTCCACCACAAGGCATGTCAGAAGATGAATGCGCTTCCCTGCCTGTCTTTACCGATGGCAAACAATGTATTTCATGCTGGGAGCTCTCGCCAGAAGAAATTGACAAGGTTAAGAGAACCGGCCGGATATGGCTTTCTGTGATGTCTGGCAAGACTCAACCACCGGTCTGGCTGTCAGCTGAAGAAACGGTCTTTTTCGAAAAACCTGATTTCCCAATTCATCTAAACTGATATGTACGACTTTGAGTCAACCAGGGTTAAACCCGATACACAGCTCGTAGCTGAAGTCCAAAAAGAATTCAAGCACCTTGGCCGGATAAGACTCAAGCCAGGCCACAGCCTTTTTGCCTTTAACACCAAAACAACACACCTGAAAAAGGTTGAAATTCAATCACAGGTAATGATTGACGTCAAAGGGCAAAAGAAAGAAACCAAAAGAGCATACCAGGAACCTGACACGGTCTACGTCACGGCACTCAACGCCAGGAACGCATTACGCAAAATTATTAATAGTTTCAATCACCTAAAATCTAATCAAACATGAAAAGGTTCTTTTCTATTCTGATGATCCTGCTTGCGACAGTCAGCCTATCCGGGCAGGTTTATGACGGTATCACGCAACCGACAAGGTTCAGATACTGGCTTCCGCTGACAACCTCTGTAAACACCCCGGGATCGCTTACCGCTGCCCCTTTTATGGGTTACAAGGTTCAACCTGCCAACTGGATATCGTTCACACCGATACTCCAGTACAACTTCAACCGTGAAGCGGCCATGCCTCAGCTGTGGCTTAACGTGAACTATCAGCAAAAGTATTACCTGCTCTTCAGGTCCATCTATGACCTCAAGACAGAAGCATTCAGCGAGACGGTTTCCGGTACGGTCAAACTCAATAGTTATATGGTTGACTTTACTTGGGATAACCTATATCGTAGTGACGGGTTTTTAATCAATGATCGATTACAGATCCTTGCCGGCTATGCATGGAAGCATCTGGTACTAAATGCCGGGTACTCGATAAGGGACCGACCGGGATTTGTGACCAATGCACGTGTGAAGCTTACCAGCCTGTCGTGGCTACAATTCAGGTACGATTCCGGTACAGATACATTCACTCTTTCAACAGCAATACATATCTGATGCAGAAAGTTCTGACACCAGGCAGAAAGCAGACTGCCAGCAATGAGGCTTTTCAAAGACTCTGGGACAACATCGACAAAGTTGTTTCGCGGGACCATATTGAAAGCCTCGTTGCTGATGCTGTTTTAACAATCAGATCAAAAACCGCTAGCAAGAAAACAGGTTATGCCTGGTCTGGTGGAAAAGACAGCATCGCCCTGCAGGTCGTCTGTGAGCTCTCGGGAATAAGAAGCTGTGTTATTGGCTTGTCACAAGCACTCGAATATCCCCACTACCTGAGTTGGATTCATCTGAACAAGCCCGCAGGACTTGTCACATGGGATGCCAACATTGGATATCAATGGCTTCTACAAAACCCTCATATGGTCTTTCCTGAGGATTCAAAGCACCTTGCAACATGGTATTCCCTTATTCAGCATGCAGCACAAAAGGATTTTTACAAACATGCCAGTCTTGACATTATTTGTCTTGGCCGCAGGCATCAGGACGGTAACTATACCGGTTCCGGTGGTCAGAACATCTACACCGATAAGTATGGTATAACCCGCTTTTCACCTATCGCACACTGGAAGCACGAACATGTGTTGGCAATATGCCACTATTACAAGAACAGGAACATACCCCCAATCTATAACGACCCTCAGGGGTGGATCAACGGCACAGGCGTGTGGCCGGTACAGACATCGAACCTCGGCCGTAAGCATTCCTGGGAACTGCTTTACCAAATCAGCCCGGAGACATTACTCATTGCGGCAAACTATTTCAATGAAGCAAAATCAATACTCCAAAGTCATGGCAAAGCAAGCTAAAGTCAAACATGAAGAAACAACCCTTAGCCTATCGTTATTGAAGGACTTCCCGGGAAATCCCAACACACATACACATGCACAAATAGATGCTCTGGTTCAGAGCATGGAACGTTACGGCCAGTATTACCCGATCATCTGTGATGAAGATTATCAGATACTCTGTGGCCATGGAAAACGTCTGGCCCTTGAGAAAAAAGGCGAGAAAACGGCCAAAGTCACTATCATCCGTGGACTCACTGACAAACAGAAGATGAAGCTTCTCATTGAAGACAATAAGATTCAGTCAATGAGTTACGTGAACTTCACGGAGGTTGAGAAAATCATCAAACAGATCGGAGAACTTGACATCATTGGCTTTTCACCTGAGTACCTCGACACCATCATTAACGAGATTTCACCGGACAATATGGGAGTTGATTTCTCAAAGCCACCGCAAAGAGGTGACAACTTCACGCCTGAACAGGAAGCAACTGTTGATGCACAGTTTGAAAATATCGAAGCCGGAATGAGCGGGGTAAGAACAATGACATGCCCACACTGCGGAGAACTAATCAATTTCTGATCATGGAAAAAGACCTGTTTAAGCCACTCAGGGAAATGCAGTTCGTCAACAGGGAGTTGATACGCCCCAATGACTACAACCCAAACAAAGTTCTTGAAAAGAACCTCAAACTGTTAATGCAAAGCATCCTGACTAATGGGTTCTGTTTCCCAATAGTGATCCGACCCGACTACACTATCATTGATGGATTCCACCGCTGGCTTGTTTCTGGAAGGGAGCCGCTTAAAACAATGCTGGGCGGAAAGATTCCAGTTGTGATAGTGGCGCATGAGGACGAGAGCAAGAATATGTACGGTACTGTCACCTTTAACAGGGCTCGTGGAACACACTTGCTTGAACCGATGGAAAACATAGTCAAGTCACTCCTGGACAAAGGCAAGACTGTGGATGAAATTTCGAAAGAAATTGGCATGAGCCGCGAGGAGATCTTCCGGCTTTCGAAGATTGACAGGGAGACATTCCTGAAGACTGTTATCAAGCGACAGACTTTCAACAAAGCAGAGGTTCTGAGGAGGTATCAATGAGGACTAAGGCGATAGATGTTGATGTGGTTACAGCTGCGGAAAGAAGGGTTCTTGAATCCTTTAACAAGCACAAATACATCAGCATGTCTTTCTCCGGGGGAAAGGACTCTATCTGCATGGCTGATATTGTCATAAAGACAATGCAGAAATACAACATTGACTTCAGTAGGTTGATTGTTGTTTTCTACGATGAAGAAGGTATTTACCCGGATTTTGAGCAGATCGTCATAGAATGGCGCTCCCTGTTCCTTTCCCTGGGAGCAAAGTTCTACTGGTTTTGCTTACCCATCAAGCACTACAACTGCTGCAACCGTCTTGAAAATGACGAGAGCTTCATCTGTTGGGAACCCGGCAAAGAAGATCTGTGGATTCGTCCTATGCCCAAATTTGCCATCAGGCACCATAAGGACTTCTCTCTTGGCATGACTTATCAAGTCTTTTCAAAGTATCTTTTTCAGGATATATACCAGATGGTAGGCCTGAGAGTCTATGAATCTGTACAAAGGAGACAATCTATTGCCGGGCAAAGCAAATCAAAGTTCCTCTACCCAATCTATGACTGGAGAGATAATGACGTATGGCTCTATATAGAGCGAAACAACCTGAAGTTTCCGGAAACCTATCTGTACCTCTACAAGACAGGTGTACCCATAAACAAACTGCGTATCAGTCAATTTTTTAGCATTGACACAATCAAGAGCCTTCCAAAGGTACTCGAGTTTTATCCAAACCTATTCGAGAGAATTGTCAAAAGAGAGCCCAATGCAGACCTAGTAATGTTGTATTGGGAAACGGATATGTTTCGGTCCTCACGACAGGATGATTCTTTTGATATCCGCAAAGACTATCGGGTAATCCTAAAGGAGGAAATCAAGAAAGCATCCCAACACCCAGACCAGTATCCCGGGTATAAACAAGTGAAGAAACTATTTGCCCGAGTAACACCCAAGACCACATCAGACACATGCCGTAGGATTTATCAGATTTTAATTGCGGGTGACCCAAAGAACAGGACTGTCAGGGTAGTTACCGGGAAGCTTTTAGAGGATTCTAAAGACTATCCCGATGAGGCAAGGTGAAAGATTATCGAAAAAGAAGAAAAAGGCCAAGCTGCTTGACTGTCTCCGGGAGACTTCCGGAATTGTCGCATACGCCTGTGAGAAGGCAGGTATCAGCAGGGTCACTTATTACAATTGGTGCAAAGAGGATATTGAGTTCAAAGGCAAGGCCGAGGATATACAGGAGCTGCAGATTGATGTGGCCGAGGCTGCATTACTCAAGAAAATCAAGAATGAGGACACAACAGCTATAATTTTCTACCTCAAGACCAAGGGAAAAAACAGAGGCTACAGCGAACGGCATGAAATCGGAGGCGTAAACGGTGCACCAATCACCATGGATGTGGACACAAACCAACTGGGAGAGGACGAGAGAAAACTGTTGCTCAAAATAGCAGAAAGTCTCAATGTTAACGGATAATGTTATCAGGATGGCACTAAGTGTACAGGCTAGTGAATGCAGAAAAGATTTCTTCTACTTTGTGAGGACTTTCTGGGAAGTCATTATCAAGGAAGAACCGGTCTATAACTGGCATATTGAGTTTCTGTGCCAGGAGTTGCAGGAACTCTCTAAATCCATTGTAGCACGTCAACCCAAACCTTATGACCTCATCATTAACATTCCCCCGGGTACAACCAAATCAACCATCGTGACGGTTATGTGGCCATCCTGGTTGTGGACTCAGGATCCAGCCTTGAGAGTCATCACAAATTCTTATTCAGCAGACCTTTCTATTGATCATGCATCCAAGTCAAAGGACATCATTACAAGCGACAGGTACAAACTACTGTTCCATGAGATAAAGATCAGGATAGATAAGTCAGCAAAAGGGAGTTATGAGAACACCAGGACCGGGGCCCGGTACTCAACCTCAACAGGTGGCACGATCACTGGCAAGCATGGACACATTATAATCAATGACGACCCACTGAACCCAAAACAGGCTACCTCAGACAGCTTGAGGCTTGCGGCCAACGAACACACCAAAACCCTTTCATCACGTAAGGTAAACAAAGAAAACACGCCAGTTGTCACCATCATGCAGCGTCTTCATGAGGACGATGTAACTGGTTTTCTGCTCAAAAAGAAAATAGAAAATATCAGGCACATCTGCCTACCAGCCGAAGTATCCGAAACTGTAAAACCTCCGGAATTGAAGGAGAAATACATAGATGGTTTTCTCGATCCGGTAAGATTATCACGTAAAGCTCTTGACGAAGCAAAGGTTGACCTTGGTAGCAAGGGATATGCCGGACAGTACGATCAGTCACCGACAGTTGAGGGTGGTAACATCATCAAAGAGGAATGGTTCAGGAAGATATCCCTGGCTCATTTTCTCGCTATTCGTGGCCGGGCACCGGTACATTTCTTTCTCGATACAGCCTATGACGAAAAGAAGAAAAAGTCAGACAACGACCCCTCAGGGATTATGGCCACGACCTACGTTAACAATGCACTGTTCATATTTGACGCCAGAAAGCTATACAAGGAGTTCCCAGACCTTATTAAGTTCCTGCCGGGTTACCTCAGTGGAAACAATTACGATTCGCGCTCAACCCTTCGGATTGAACCAAAAGCCAACGGAAAAAGCGTCATACAACAACTCAAACGGGAAACAAAGCTTAATGTTACCGAAACCCCATCCCCATCCGACAGCAAGGCGACCAGGTTAAACGCTGCTTCACCCTCAGTTGAATGTGGCCGGGTGTACCTTGTAGAGGGCGACTGGAACGAATCATTCATTGATGAGGTTTGCGGCTTTCCCCTCAAGACACATGATGAATACGTGGACTTACTATGCTACGCCATTGACTATTACATAAGCGGCAAGATAGAGCTGCCCGAAGACCTTGATAAAACTTCACTCGGATTTCTTTAATACCCAAATACCATGAACCTGATAAGAGTACTTTTAAACAAAATGAACAGCGCCCTGAATATGCAGCAGGGATTTGAGGAACTTCTCAAAAACAAGGATATCGACAATGTTATCCGCAAGATGCAGGACCGTTCCGCAGATGTCGATAAAGCAATTAAGGATTATGATGTCAAAACGCATAATATCATGTCCAGACCCGATAAGATCATTAAGGGCAAAGACGGACGGACTATCCGTGTACAGAAACAATGGAGGCTTCCGATTCCTTACCAGAGGTTTATCAATGAAATTGCCCTTGTTTTTCTTTATGGCCAGCCTGTGAAATTCTCAATGGTTTCAGCGGGGACTGAGGAGGCTTACTCGATGTTCAAGGATTTGGTTAAATCCACACGGTTTGACAGCCGGATCCGTCAATGTAAACGAATTGCCGGAGCAGAAACGGAGAGCGCACTTCTTCTGCATGTGTACAAAGACGATGAGGGCAACAAACCGGATGCCTTGATAAAGGTTCTTGGAAAAAGTCTCGGGGATGATATCAGGCCAATGTTTGACCGCTTTAACCGCATGATTGCATTCGGCCATGGATATTACATCAATGAGGGCGGGTATACTACTTATTACTTCGATATCTATATGAAGAAAAAGATATACCGGTGCAAGAAAGAAGACCTTGGGTGGACCGTGGTAGAAGAAGAAAACCTGATTGGCAAGATACCGGTGATTTATTTCCGACAGGAGAAAGAGCATGAAGGGGTAGAACCTCTTATCGAGAGGGAAGAATATATAGCAAGCATTACGGCTGATGTGAACGACTATTTTGCTTCACCGGCAGTAAAAGCTACAGCGGACGTCATCAAAAACATTCCCGAGAAAGAGGAACCCGGCAAGATATTCATTCTGGATAGCAAAGACAGTGATGTAAGTTACCTGACTATTGAAGCCGCCCCTGAGTTGAAGAAACAGGAAATTGACTTTCTGCAGAAACACATCCTGAGCAAGACCTTCACCCCTAACATTGACTTTGAGAACATGAAAGCCCTGAGTAATGTTTCCGGAAAGGCACTCAAGCAGATGATGATCCTTGCGGAGATCAAGGCAAACAAACATAAAGAATCCCATGATGAACTTGTTGACCGTTTTATCAGTTTGTTGATCGCTGCAATTGCGAACGTCCTTGAAATAAAGCTAAAAGATCAATGCTCCAAAATGATCATTGATGCTCAGTTCCAGAGTCCGTTCAATGAAGATATTGCCGAGATGATCACCAACCTTGTCAGTTCAATTGATGCCGGGATGATGAGCGAGGAAACCGGCCGGGAACTTAATCCACTTATCAGCGACAGCTCTTCTGAAACTTCGCGGATTGATGCCGAAAGACAGAGAAAGAGGGAAACAAGTGGTGACATATTTGGACAAGGCTATTAATCATGTACGATCTTGACCAGAATAGTGCCCTGTTCCATAGAACTGAAGCGCACGCAAACAAGACACGTCTGGCTTATCTGGCAGCTATAAGGCGTTTGATTGCACTTGTTAAAATGATGGACATTGATCCAAATGTACCATTCCGGTTCTCGGACTACCCAAAGCTGGACAAGGAGGCAAAGTTGATTTTCGAAATGCTTTATCGCGACATCTCAGGAGTTGTGATTAAAGGGATAGAAAAAGAATGGCAGGAGGCCAATGCTACCAATGACAACCGTGCTGAACGTGTTTTCAAACTGAAGAAGATCGGCAAGGTGCCTGAGGCATATCTTCAGCGTAATCTGGCTGCCAGGGATGCTTTTATTGCCAGAAAGACCGGCAAGGATGGGCTGATTGTAAGCAAACGTATCTGGAACTATGTAGGGCAGTTCAGGCAAGAGATGGAGATGGCTCTTGATATTGGCCTGTCAGATGGCCGGTCAGCTGCTGAATTGTCGCGTGATATCCGAAAGTACCTCAACGAACCAGAAAGACTTTACCGGAGGGTACGGGACCACAGGGGCGTACTTCAGCTCTCGAAGAATGCGAAAGCTTACCATCCCGGGCAAGGTGTTTACAGGTCAAGTTACAAGAACGCCATGCGATTGACCAGGACAGAAACCAATATGGCATATAGAACAGCTGACCATAAACGCTGGCAGCAACTACCATTCATTGTTGGCTTTGAGGTGCGGCTAAGCAACAATCACCCTTCCATCGATATTTGTGATGACCTAAAAGGAAAATATCCAAAAGAGTTCATTTTTAATGGATGGCATCCTCAATGCCGGTGCCATGTGGTGGCCATACTCCCTACTGATGAAGAGTTTGAGGATATGCAGCAGCGATTACTTGATGGCGAGGGTGATATTGCGAGCCAGAGGAAAGTTGTAAGTGTTCCGGATGGGTTCAAAAAGTGGCTGAAAGACAACAAAGAACGCTACAAATCGGCTAAGGGGAAAGGCACATTACCATACTTCATAAATGATAACCCTATCTTTGCCCGTGTGTAATGTGTTGTTAGTTTACTGGTTGGGGTCAGCTATCCGAAAGGGTAGCTGATTTTTTTTTATTTTTTTACCTTTTTTCGGAAAGAAAATTTTAATTTTACTTGCTTGTTCATGCTTTTGAGCATAAATATTAATACAACATATTTATTAACTAAAATTTAAAATCATGTCAGATACATTTCAATGGAAGGGGAGAAGTGGAAATCACTACAATTATCAAGTCTTTCCAATTAATCAAAGGTTCGACCAAGGCATCTTAGGCAATTATATTTTTGCAAGAAGAGATGTAGTTGGTTGGTGGGCAATTTATATTGGCGAAGGAGACATTGACCAAAGAACACAAGATGCTACACATCGTAATTGCGCTATTCAGAAAGGAGCCACACACATTCATGCGCATATTAATTCAAACGAATTGAGAAGAAAAGAGGAAGAAAAGGACTTGCTTGATGGGAATGATGTGGCATATTCTCCAATGGGTTGCAACAAAAAAGCAGGTGGTTGAAAATGAAATGAGTATTTATTACTCAACTTGTTTTTTTTAAAAGATAAAGCTAACAATACAGGACTTCATCATTAAATATTTTGATTGCTTCTTGCTCTTTGTAATACGCTTCTGCTCGTAATTTGTTCGCATTTAACGCAAGGTCATTAATTTGTTGTTGTGCGTTTTCGTTTTTCAAAATTGGTATCGGAACTTCAGCTAAATGTTCTACTTCAATTTCATCTACAACTGCACCGTAAGTCAAACGTTCGATAAGTACTTTACCGTAATCCGATTGCAACCAAATGTATAAGTAACCTGCAATATCTTTTAATTTCGGAACGACTCTCAATACGTGTTCAGACATAGCCCATTTATTCCAATGTTCAGGTATAATTTGTGTTTTTCCGATAGTTCCGCTTCTTGTAATTGCAATCATATTTTCTTCAATAAACAAATCTTTATCAACTCTTTTACTGTGCAAATGAGTTGAAAGATACTTCTTAGGTGTTGGGTCTAACTCTAAAATTTGCTTGCCACCGAGAAAGATAGTTCCGTGGTCACTTTCAACATAGTTTCGCTTAAACCTCCCAGCTTGGATTATTTTTTTGGAAACATTTATATCGTCAAGTCGCTTTATTGTCGCGCCTTCGTCAAATAAACAATCCAAAATGCTTGACACAACTGGGTTGTGGTAAGAACCGTCAAAACGATTATTCAATAAATCTAAACGAACGGAAAATGTTCTTACTTCAGAATTTTTATCATAAAGATCGGGCAGCAAATTTTCAACAGGGGGCAACTTCAATTCATTAATGAGTAATCTTTCAGCTTGGTCAATTAGTTCATTTGCTTGGTCTCTTAAGTCAAACGACTGAATGACTAAATTGTGGATTTTTAATCTTATTGGCTTTGAAGGATAGGGCACATGAACTTCTTCCAAATGTTCAGGCTCAATGTGTTTAATTACTGCACCGTAGTTATTTGTTGTAATTAAACTTTGTCCTGTTTCGCTAATAAGGTAAGCATAGACAAAACCAATATCTTCCTTGTCTTTAACGTTTATCCTCAACAAATCATGGCTGAATATTTGTCTATCAAATGAATTGTTTACTATAGTACATTTGCCAATTGTTCCAGAACAAGTCATCAAGATTTGCCCTTTACTTACACGTAACGCTTCAATATCGGTATTCGTGAGGTCTGAAATGTATTTGTATGGCTTAGGATAAAGTTCCAAGATTTGTGAAGGCTGGAAAATAGGGTAGTTTGATTTTTCAATATAAATTCTTTTGAAACGTTCTCTATGATAAGCCAAAGCCAAACCATTAGCACCACAAACTTTCTTTATTTCCCACTTGCAGTTTTTTAAAACTTCCTTTGCTTTCAGCGCTTCAACATTAAAAACATTTGCTTCAAAACGAAGTTTAGCAGCAAAAACTTCTTCAATGCTTACGCTTGCATATTTTAAAGTTTCTACCATTGTATTCCTTCTTGCTTTTTCCAACGTTTAAAGATTGACGGAACTTCTGTTGTTTGATCGTCTAATTCTGGTTCTTCATATGTTTCAATGTCGCCATTTTCGTTAAGATGTGTTCTGGAGAAATATAATACTTCTCCGTTCTTGTCTCTTTTTAAAATATCGGCTCCCCTTTTATCGTGTCCAACTTTATCAATCATTGCCATGAATATGTTATAGCTGTGATCAGGCTCACTTCTTTCTTTATCTGTTTTTTTCTGTACAATTAGAACTGAGGTTTGTGTACCTGTTGACGGTTGGAAGGTATCCTGATGAAGATCAATGCTTGCTATTATGTAACAGTTGTTTAATAACCATTGTCTAATGAATGCCTTTCCAGGCGACCCCAATATGCTATCTGGCAAAACAATAGCTAAACGTCCTCCCGGTTTTAAAAGTTGAACACAACGCTCAACAAATAACTCTTCTGGCGACATTGATTTACTTCCTCGAGCAATTTCATATTGGTTTAAAATTGCTGGGTCTTGAATAGGAATTTTACTTCCAAATGGTGGATTAGTAACTATTACGTCAAAAAGTGCTATGTCTTTAGCTGTTCTTATTTCTTTAAGGTCTAATCCAAATCTCTCAGCAAGGGTTTTCTTAAAATCTAAATCCCATTCGTGAGGTGGTAGTAAAGAATTTGCCCTTAAGATATTTCCGCTACCATCATTATTCATGACCATATTCATTTTGGTAGCCTTAACCAAATCGGGGTTAATATCAAAGCCGAAAAAGTATTTGCCAGCGATAGCCTTTATTTCTTCATTTGCTGTTTGCTTATGTGTTTCACTCCATTTATCTTTTGGCTTGCCTAACTTATCAGCAATTTTATTTTCAATCTGCTGAATTACATTATTCATTGCTTGAACTAAGAAACCACCCGTCCCACAGCTACTGTCCAAAACGTATTCACCAACCTTTGGCGCAATCATTTCAACCGACATTTTCATCACATTTCTTGGCGTGAAAAATTCCCCTCTATCACCTCTCAAGTTTGAACCTACAATTTCTTCATAAGCCTTTCCTTTTACGTCAATGTTTGTGTCAAGAAAGCTATATCGTTGAAGCTCTCCCACAACATAGGCTAATGTTCTTGGTGACAACAATAACTCGTCATTCCCTGCAAAAATTTGCTTATGCTTAGCTTTAACCTTAGTAAATATTTTTTCTATGCGTTTTTTTACTGTTAATTGCCCGTCTGGGTTATCCCTTTCCTTGGTTGAAACAAAAAACTCCGGTTCTTCCAGCAGGTTCCTTTCATCTTCAATTTTGCAGAATATAATTTTCAATAATTCAAAGAATGCTACCTGCTTCTGAGGTCCATCAATGGCATGTATGTGATTGTGACATTTTTTAAAAGCATATAACAGGTTGTCACCGCTCGCTTTTTGTTGACGTTTTCTGCTTGGCCTATCAATCTCTTCTATGGGTGTGTTGAATGAAAGTATGTCGATATAATCCTCAAACTCAATTCTACCATTTGAATTAATGATTTTTCTAAACACTTCCTTGTCTTTACCATTAGTCCACATTCCCCATTCACAGTTACCGCTTGCTTGCATGTAAGATTTCAGTTGTCCCACCCCCTCTTTTTTGTCATTTGGACTGACATTCTCCTTTTTACATTCGACTACCAAGTGAATATTCTCCTGAGAAAAGTCAGCACAATTTTTCATGAAAATGGCAATATCAACCCTCTTATTGGTTGAGCCTACTTTTATTGGTAGCTCAATTTTGATCAAAGACTTTGGATACTTATGCTCGTTTACTAACCTTTTCTCGATATTTTGTCTAACATATTCCTCTGGTGTATCTTTCCGGAAAACACCATCAATATAGTCTCTTACTCTACCTTCTGGTACTGTAATTACTTGTATATCTTTATTTAACATAAGAAAGCTTTATTTTTCATCATATTGAATTCGTCCATGGAGCATTTCTGGTCAATGTTTTCTTTCTCACAAACTATTAAATTGAAATTACTTCTACCCTTTATTATCAATTTCACTTATGAGAAAATAGTTAGCAAATATAGCTTAATTACGATCTTGGCCTCCCCCTCTCCCCTTCTTTGGTGATCAAGTACCCCAACCGAATGATTAACTTGTCATTCTGGTAGGGGGATAGATCAAAGTCATGATCGTACCAGAATGTGTTTATTCCTGTGCCTATTTCCTGCTCTGAAAACCGGTCATAGATTGCAGCAATGCTGCCGAAATAGTAATGCCTGCCTGTGCCTTTAAACTCGACATGATAGACTTTTCGCTGTTGTTTGCTCATTGGTTTTGAATGCTGCTGTAAAACTAAGAAATTGAATGGAACGAGGGACTAAAGTAGCAGACAATTTTCTTGTCTGCCTGGAGTCCGGAATTTGGGAGTAGCTATATGCTGATCACCAATCGGTCTGAGTGAACCTCTACTTTTACCCTATCGCCTGAATCAATACCGGCCTCTTTAAGCCAGTGTCCGGTCAGGACAAGTTGCGGCTTAGGTATTGGGCGGTTGTAGAACGAACGACGGGTTTTCCGCGGGGATTCCGTGAACTCTCTTACTTTAATCTCTCTGATGTACATTGTTGATGGATTAGGTTAATAACTCGAAACTGGTTCAAATACTTCAAATATTGAAAGCTGTTGACCGGGTTTGTATTCTGGTAAAATGATCGTTTGCTTGACTGGTTCAGTCTGTTTCTCTGGATGTGCTTTGATTGGCTCTCCATCATTCGAATGCCAAACCTGCCAGGCAACAGATTGTTCTTTCCTGATAGGTACAATATGGGGCAATCCGCCGAGAGTGAAAATCCGTGGATTGATTTCATAGCCAAAGACAAAATGATCAGGCCACAGGCTGTCACCATTAAGTGCCTGACCTTTGCAGCCGTGCAGAGCAAGGTTAATTGCAGTCATTTTAGTGCAGATAACATCTACATCCTGACCAACGAGATAGTTGCCCGGGGCAACCTTATTAAATGCAAGTAGCATTCTGCCGGACCCGCTTGCCGGGTCATTTACTGTAAGACCAGTTCGTTTTTCATCACATTCGCTCAGGGGTTGCTGAATCTGAGCCATGAAGTCACACACTGTTGGTGGGGTAAAAAACTGACCAAGGAATGAAGCTTTGCTGTAGGATGCAATTTCTTCATACAGGGTTCCCAGAGCATCATACCAGGCAAGATCTTCCGACATATTGTCGGCCATTGTGTTGACAAGAGCTGTGAACATTTCATTAAACCGGGGGTAATCTTCCTTGTAACGACCTTTGAGTTGATCTGCCAGCTCCTTGTCACCTTCCCACAGGAAGCATGCAGTGGTGTAGTCTATGAAGTCCCTGAATATATCATAGTCATAGTAGTATCCCCGGAATGAGTTCAGCACTTTGACGAAGTGCCTGAGTGCAGGTGGAAAATCACGAGTCTTTGCCATTTCTTCTGATAATGTAGCGTTCGCCATCCTCATTGTCGACAATGGCCAGCCTTTTGTCCTTACTCATTAATTGAACGATAGAGGAACTTGTCATTGTTTTGAATTCCTCTGGTGAAACGATAGTTTTCTGCTTTTTCATTTTTTTAGGTGTTTATTTAAAAACAAGGGTCAATTCTCATTGCATGAGTATTCAGGGCGATGGCTGTACCACTCATTGATTCTCCTTTACGGACCCATCTTCCGTTCTTTCTTTTGCTGTAGATCTCCCCGGGGTGTTCTTCGATCACTCCGTTGATCTGGTACTTTTCGCCATAATGGTCGAGCACCGTGTAATGATTAGGTTTTACCATGATCTCTGTTGCTGAGATTACTTCGGTTACCGTGTATGGGTAACGATCTGTGTAAAGGACTTCGCAGCAGGGCATCCCTACCACCGGAGCGATAGGGTTCTGCTGCATGATCATTGATTGAAAGCTTACTGTGTTCATATGATTAAATGTTATGGCCGGAGGTCTCGCCCCGGCCGGGTTATTTCTTACCAACCTATTTTGTCTTTGACATCTCCGGGAAGGTATCCAATCTGATTTCCTTCAACGAGGTAAACTACCTCAGCAGGTTCATCTTCGGACTCTTCATCTGGATTGCATTCTACAACACCTTGGATTGCATACTCAAACGGCCAGCCTGGTTGACTGGCGAACCTAACTTCTGCTTCCGGATTCATTCCTTCAAGTTCTTCAATTAACCCTCTTACTCTCATGGTCTTTAATGTTTTAGTGTTATTTCCTTACGAATTTACGAAATATTTTATTAAATATAACAATATATGTAAAATATTTATATAATTTTTATTATCAATGGTATTCAGAAGATTAGTTAACATTTTTATGTCTATATGAGGTACACTAATATGATACACTATTTTTACAGTCTAAATTGACTTCTATCAATAACCTAACAGCATGAAAATTAAAATCCTTCAAGCACTGAAAACCAGGTACGCAAACCTGGGGTTTGGCGACAAAGCATTTGACGGGGTGGCTGACTATTTGTCAAAAACCGTCACAGAAGAATCACAGATCGAAACCGCAACAGCCGGGGTCGAACCGCTGCTAAAAGCTTTCCAGGGCGACATTGACAAAGTCCGTACAGAACTAAGTCAGAAAACCAAAGAACTGGAAGACCTGAAAAAGAAACCCGAACCTCCTAAACCGGAACCTGATGAGCCTGCATGGTTCAAAACATGGAAAGAGGAACAAGCCAAGAAGATTGAATCTCTCGAAAAAGAGAACCATAACTTCAAGGCTGAAAAGGCAAAGGAAACCCGGACAGTGCAGGTAGCAGCAAAAGTTAAAGAACTCGGAATCCCTGAATGGAGAATGAAAGGGGTGACTGTTCCGGAAACCCTCGATGAGGCCGGTGTCACAACTTTTCTCACAGAAATCAAACAGGAATTGATTACCGCAGGGCTTGGTGGAAAGACCGAAACAGGAACACTGGTACAAGGAGATGAGGCACTCAAGCAAATCGCTGCTGGCCTTGTCGACAAGTACTCTGTCTCTGATTCACCGGTCAAAAAAGAGTAATTAACCCTTTAAAACCGAAATCTGATGAATTTCAAGAAACAATCTTATGGTGGTGGACGCCCTGTCTTTGTTACCCCCCCTGACCTTGTGTTGGGCGGGTTTGAACTTGACACAACAGGACAGTCCCTGCCCATTGGCACTGTAATCCCTGCCGGAACTCTTGCCGTGTGCGATGAGTCCACGCGCAAGGTAAAACTGCTCAAATCAGCCCGGGTCATAGCGATCAGCACAGCTGATTCCAAGATCGTGACCGTAGAGCATGATGAATTCCTGTCGAACCTGTTCGCCGTTGGCGATTTGGTACATATTATCCCTGCTGTTGATCCCGATCCACTCGTAGAGATCACCGTAACAGCCGTAAACGAGGGAACTATTACCCTCTCTGCAGAAATCCCAGACCTTGAAGTTGGGGATGTAATTACTCAGATTGTGAAAGTTGTGGATGCAGCTGCATTCATTGCAACTTTCAACTGTGTGGTTATCGCCCAGGTTAAGGTCGTTGATGGCATCAATGGTATTGATGTTTCAAAGGATGCTGAAATCTACGCACGCAGGGTGCTCCCGGTTCCGTCTTCGCTTAAAACGAATGACATGCTTTCGACCAATCCGCACATCCGCTATTCCAATTCACTCTAACTCTAAAAAGTAAAGGAGGACCAATAACATGAAATCATTTTTTAATTCTGAACTTTTTGGAGATTTGACCAGGTTGGTACAGATCACTTTTGACCAGGCAAGCGAAAAGCAAAAACAACTTTTCAGCCAGGCTTTCACCGACCAGCTTATGGACTGGGACACCCCACAGTACGGACTTACCTTCGAAGAAATCGTTGGTACATTCAAACTTACCGTTCTTGCCTCTGTTATTGGCGACAATGCCGCCACCCCTTTGCGCTCGCATGATGGGCTTGGCACATTCCAGGGAAGCATCCCGAGGATTGGCCATAAATTCCCCATGCAGGCCAATAAGCTGAGGGAGTTGCTTCAGATGCTCGAAACAAAGCGCATCACAGACTCTGCCAAAATCGCAAAGCTTCAGGAGACCATGTTTGCAAATGTGGCCGATGCAGTTAAAGGCGTTAAGGACAGGCTTGACTTTATTACCCTGACAGCCCTATCCAATGATGGAGTTGTCACCTTCAATGAGTCAAATAACCCTGATGGACGCCGCTGGCAGCTTGACTACCAGTTACCGGATGCTAACAAGAAGTTTGTTAGCGCAATCTGGAGCGATGCAAACCTGACAACTGCGGATCCATTTGCTGACCTCATTGAGATCGTAAATGAATTCAAAGGCAAGGTTGAGTTTGGAGCCATGCTCATGGATAATTCAACGGCACTGAAGCTTGCCCGGTTCAAAACAATCAAACAAGCTATCTACGGTACTGACAAGCTCAATACTCCTCTTGCACTTGACTTCATGAACCAGCAGCTTTCAAGGTTTGGCCTACCTCCGATCATGGTAGTAAGCAAACGTAATGATGTGCTTGTTGATGGCAAGAGGACGGTTATCAATCCATGGAACACATCTAAAGTAGTGTTTATCCCAACGGGTAAGATTGGTATCGTAAAGACTGCCTTTGAAGACAGCCAGATCATGCCGGAAGAAAACGTATCCTACTCGACCTATGACCGTGGTAACATCGTGGTCGCTCAGTGGAGAACAGGTGAAAGCAAGAACGAGCTGGCAGCCGAAATGACTCAGGCTTCTTCCCGGGCTTTACCGGTGTTCACTACCATTGATGGTATTGTTTCACTTAATGTGACAGCAACTGAATAATACCATGACAAACCTGGAAGCATTACTGGCCGAATGTGAGCCTTACACTGTTTCAACGAAACAGGCGGAAAAGGTACTGATCGATCTGGAATTGCAGCCCGAGGAAGAATATTCCTCTGAGAAAGTAATTGCCAAAGCAGCTGTCAATATTATATCCCGGTTCCTGTCACTGAATTCAGAGACAGAAGGTGGGTTCTCACAGAACTATGATACAGACGGATTGAAAACAAGGATCAGAGCACTATGTCAAACAGCCGGTCTTGATGCTTCCAGGTATGTCTATCAAAGCACGATAAGCGACGGATCAAAACATTGGTAGTGATGAGGTACAAACACAGCTTATTTCTTCAGAACATAAATGGCGAAAGTCAGCAAGACGAAAGCGGCAACTTCATTGTGAACGAGCCTCTTTCATCCTTTGTTTGCTTCTGCAGGGAAGAACCAAACGGTTCAGGAAGAAAGATCAGTTCTCCTGACGGGGAGAGTGTTTTGTACAGTTCCATTATCCACGCTCCACCTGAATGCCCCGACCTTGATCCAGGGACAGTAATTATCATCAATGATATTAAAGGCCGTCCCAGAATCAAGGGCAATATCCTACGGTTTTCACGAGAACAAAAAAATTGCAGGATATGGGTTTAAAGGCGAAGAATGGTAATGCTTTTCTTAAGGAAAGGGTAAGGGAGATTAAGGCCAGGGTAGATTTGGCTATTTTCAACCGGTTAACCAAAATTGGAGAAGAATTGGTAAACTATGCCAGAAGCGTACCTCCCGAAACTGGGTTTTCAGATCATACCGGCAATCTACGTAGTTCGATAGGATATGTAATTGTAGAAGATGGAAGCGTTGTTCGGGAAGACTTTGTTACTGTTGTTGGGTCAGAGCCGAAACATGTTGAAGGCAAAACTGTTGGCAAAAACTATGCCCTGGAATTATCAAAACATCACACAAAAGGATATGCTCTGATTTTTGTTGCCGGCATGGACTATGCATTTGCTGTTGAGAGTCGTGGACGTGATGTCCTTACCTCAACTGAATATCAAGCTCAGATAAAGCTGCCGCAAGAATTGCAAAAGCTTAAAGAGCAAATCAAACTCATGAAGGTATGAAAACGACAAATGAAGCCATTGATGTAGTATGGAAACAGGTCAACGCTTGTCTTTCGGGTAACATTGGTGGTGGCATATATAAAATCGCAAGACCATTTGACTCAAAGTTAGAGGATGTTGTCATAAACACTCTTCCAATTACTGGGGAATCAATTCAGTCTTGTGTTTTATATATCAATTGTTTTGTACCCAATCCAATCTTAAAAATCAAGGGTAAGTCAGATAACAGCTTACCAGATTACGCCAGGCTAAAAAGCCTAACCGCATCAATAATAAGCCAAGTAGATTTGATTGCCTTACCTGGAACTTTTCAATTTGTAGAGAACCAGGCAATACTTAAAAACGAAGGTGTTCAAGAACACTTTTCGAGTATCAGGATACAGTTCATGTTTACTGGCGATGACGAATCATAACAGCTAATAAATCAAAAAATGGGACGAAGAATATCTATTGGATTAAAAAGCATCAAAATTGGTGCTGTTGAATTGGACGGTGGAATGGGAACAACTCTAGCTGCTCTTGACGGAACCTTTCAAGGTTCTGCTTCTATCACGCAGGCAGATGGAGAAACCACTGAATTTTATATTGAAGAACAGGACGACCCGATTGAGATTGTGTCCAAGCAGGGTGCAATCACTGTTGAGTTTTCAATTGTTGACCTTACGCCTGCAACACTGAAAAAAGTTCTTGGAGGCGAAATCACTGGTGTCGGTGACTCTGCTTCATGGTCTGCTCCTGCAGAAGCCCCTGCAATCGAGCAGAGTATTGAAATCATATCATTAAAGAACGTCAAGTATGAAATTACCCGAGCAAAGATCGAGGCAAAGCTTGACGTGAAACTCAGCAAAAAGGAAATGGCTGTTGTTGTTATCAAGGCCACCGTCCTTTCGCCCACAAAGGAAGGTGAGGCAAAAATGAAAATCAGTCAGGTTGCCTAACTAACTAACCAGCTAATAAAGCCCAAGCAAAACTTGGGCTTTAATGCTCACATGATATGACAGATCAGGACAAATTAACGGTTGAGAAGCGGGCTATTGAAACCCTGCTTTCACACGGAATGACATTTCGTGTCGGCCGGATTAAATTTTTAGTCAAGCAACCCTACTTAGGAACCTTGTTACATCTGAGTAAAATCTATGCTGAAATTGCTATTGATGAAGAAAAGTTGAAGGATTCGGCCTATGCCGGTAGTTTTGTATTGGTTCAGGAAAACGCTGTGCGTGTATCACGCATGATCGCTATTGCCGTGCTTAACGGCAAGTGGAAAATACGGCTGTTTACCGGAATCCTTTCAAACTACTTTCTGTGGCGCATCAATCCCGAAAAACTCTTTGGTGTGATGGGAATAGTAATTGCTCTTAGCAATACTGCATCTTTTACGAACTCTATCAGATTGATACAAGCACTGAGGCTGATGAAGCCGAAGGAGGAAAATCTGAGCCGGGACATCACAGGGGATTAAATAGCCTGTGGGGCAGTCTGTGGAGTGTTTGCACTGCTACTGGCTGGACATTGGAATACCTGATTTGGGGCATCACATGGGTTAATCTGCAAATGATGATTGTTGATGCGCCACGTTACACGTCAGCAAATAATACAGATGTAATAAACGAGCCTGATGATATTGAAGAAATCGAACAACTCTTAAATTTATGAATGGTTCAGGCCCCTTAGACTTCGAAGCCACGATTGACGCCAAAACCTTCAATTCCATGCTTGATGAAATGGAGAGAAGGCTAAAGGGTGTTGGTACAACAGCAGTAAACGAAGGTTCGAAAATTGACGATTCGTTCAAGAAAGCTGCCGCTGCAATGGCGGCGTATTTTAGTGCCGGTTTTGCAAAGAACGCAATCAAGGAAATCGGACAAGTAAGGGGTGAATTTCAACAGCTTGAAATCGCTCTTGAAACAATGCTAAGAAACAAGGCATTGAGTGACAAGTTAATGAGCGAAATTGTCACTTTCGCAGCTAAAACCCCTTTTGACCTTAAAGGTGTTGCATCAGGGGCGAAACAGTTGCTTGCATACGGTACGCAGGCAAAAGACATCATTCCTACAATGCGTAAGCTTGGTGATATTGCAGCCGGGCTTTCAATCCCTTTCGGCGATCTTGTTTACCTGTACGGAACCAGTGCGACACAGGGCAGAATCATGACAAAGGACCTGATGCAGTTTGCTGGCAGGGGTATTCCGGTCATTGGTGAATTGAGTAAAATTCTCAATGTTTCAAAGGCTCAGGTGATGGAACTTGCAAGTCAGGGCGCACTTTCATTTGAGCACTTACAAAAGGTTGTCGAAAATCTCACAAACGAAACCGGCATGTTTGGCGGCATGATGGATAAGCAATCAAAATCCATCACCGGCCTTGCATCGAACCTTGGCGATGCATGGGATAAGATGTTGAACAATATCGGTGAAGCAAATCAAACCACGTTTGAGGACGGTATTAAACTCGCAATTAGGCTGACTGAGAATTACGAAACGATCATTGACGTTTTGAAGGTGTTGATTGCTACTGTTGGTGTTTATAAGGCCGCTGTAATTATGAACACTGTTGCAATGCAAGGATATTCCGGTGCTCTTGGACTTGCTGTAATTCGTCAAAACCTGCTTAATCTCGCTCAGAAGGCAACGCCTTGGGGAATTGCGCTTACTGGTATCACTGCATTGGTTGGCGCTTTGTATGTTTACAATAAAGCAGTTGGTGATACAAAAACGATTACACAACAAATCAATGCAGAAGTATCTAAGGAAGCAACAAGCCTTGACAGCCTGTTCGAGTCAGCGAAAAAGGCCGCAACAGGAACAGATAAAAGAAAGGCCGCTATCGAATTGATCAACTCAAGATATTCCATATATCTTGACAACCTGCTCACTGAGAAATCTGCCATTGAGGATATTGAGAAAGCGCAGAAAAAGGCGACAAACGCTATTATTGCCAATATTGCCGTAAAACAAAGCAAGGCAAAACTCGAAGAAACCCTTGGAACAATCAGCACATCATTTGATGATAAATTCGGAGATTTTCTTTCTGCATACTCAAACTCATTTGGTGCTGATCGGGTTGGTGAATTTATCAACTCCATTAATGATGCCGTTGACAAAGAAATTAACGCAAGAGGTGGTATAATCGAGCGTGGTACGCTTGAATACTCCCAATTTGCAAAGATGCTTTATGATGATTTTGTTTCAGATTTAAGTAAGAAGTCCGGGTATCTTAAATTTTCGTTTGAAGATTTCAAAAACGCCTTCATTGGTTTTGCTGATATTAAGGCCGAACAACTCCCAATGATTGATCAACTGCAGGCAATGATTGAAAACTATCAGGGACTTGTTGTTGAAAAAATCGATCCTGAACAAGTCATTGCTGATTCTACAGTAAAAACACTTGCTGAAAAGCTGAAAGAGATTCAACAGCTTTACGAAAATTATTATACATGGGCTGAACACTATGGAGAGGAATCTGCCAATACTCAATTTGCTAACCTGATAAAAGGCGGCGGTTCGTTTTTGGAGTACTTGGACAGGGAAATCAAAAAGATCGAAGGACGAAAGAAAAAATCGAGTGGCGATACCTCTGACCTTTCCACTTTGCTTGCAGCCCGGGATGGCCTTACCGGTGCAGAAGGAAGTTTTAAGGGATTCGAAAAAATGATTGGTGACGCAAAAGACCGATACAAAGATTTAATCGACTACATCTCTTTTTTGAACGATCAGATTGACTCTACACCCTTTGACGGATCTGAATTGTCGTTTCAAAAGATAAGCCTGCTAATCAGTGAAATTAATCAGGCAGAAAAAGGCTTAATCAACACAAGTGTTGGTACTTACAATGAACTAAAGAAACAGGCAAGTGATTTTGCTAACAGAAGGCTTGCAATTGAAAACGAGTATGTTGAGAATATAAAGAAGCTTGACCGAAAATCATTGGGCGAAGAAAAGTACAATGAGGCTGTTGCTATTGCTGAGAAAATCAAGGCCGCAAAACTCGCAGCAATTAAAGAGGAAGAGATCAAGTCAAATGAAGCTTACAAAGCCATTTCAGGACAGATTGAAGGAGTAACCAGAGTAGCCATGAAAGGCTATCTTGACCAGCTTAAACTTCAACTGCTGACCCTTGACAAACAAAGTGATTTGTATATTCAGATTACCAAACTTATAAAAGACACCGAAAAAGGGCTGAGAAATCAGACTATTGATGATGTGAATAAGATTGCAAGCGGTTTCCGTGATGCCTCTGCTTTTGTAAGGGTTTTTGATGAAGATTTGGCCGGTGTAGTGGATAGCCTCTCTAATGTTGCCAGCGGCATTGCCCGGATGATGGCCGGTGACTATGTTGGTGGTGGTTTACAGATATTAACCTCAATCTTTTCCACAATCATTGAATCAAGTGACCGGGCTGCAAAAAAAGCAGAGGAAAGACAACAGCAGATTTTGGGAGACCTGCAGGAAAGGCTTGCAAACATCAACACCCTGCTTGAAAGACAGATTGCCTTAATCAATCAACTTTCCGGAACCGACAAACTCAAAGGTTACGCTGATTCGTTCTATTCCATTGGTAATGATATTGTTGCTACCATTGATAAAATCGACAAGTTATCATCAGCGCTTGATGAATACAAGGCAACCGTTCAATATGACTGGTTAACAGGTCAATTCACTGGGTCGAATTCAGGCGCATTAACGAGTTATAAAGAATTAACTGGCAAAGACAATGATATTTATGGAGTTGATTTAGCCTACATAAAATCATTGATTGAAAGCAACAATAAGAACATTGAGCGACTATATGCCCAAATCCTAAATGGTGACTTGTCAGGTGATCAGGTTGAACAGCTTAAAGAGCTCATCGAACATCTTGAAGAAACTAGCGCAAAATACGAACAACTTGTAGATCAATACAATGAATATTTGACCGGCACAACAGTTGCAAGTATCGCTGACAGCATTGCTTCCGGGTTTGAAGAAGGATATTCCTCTGCAGAGGATTTTGCTGACAACTTCGAAGGGTTGATGAAAAAAGCAATGATTCAGGCTTTAAAAATGAAAGCGCTGGAAATTCCTTTGCAAAAATGGTATGAGGATTTCGCTGCCATGGCCGAGGACGGCCTAAGTTCAACAGATATTGAAGCCCTACGGTCAGCATACGACCTGATTATTGGAAACGCCTCTGAGCAATGGGAAGAGCTGCAGGGTATTTTGAATGAAGGGGGTGTTTACCCTCAGGCCGACAACTCGCTCACCGGAGCAATAAAGGGAGTGTCGGAAGAAACTGCCGGACTGATAGCCGGACAGATGAACGCAATCAGGATCAACCAGGCTCAGGCATTAAGCATCATGAACAACCAGCTTTTAGAACTGAGTAGGATTGAATACAACACGCGAAACAATCTTTACATCAAACGGATATATGATTTGCTGGAAGCAAGCAACAACAATTCGATTAACAGTTCAAGATCAGTAGGAGGTCAATAAGATGTCAACACAGCCGCCAATTTCGCTTTTCGAATTTAAGATTATCTATTGGATTGATGGTGTTGATATTACGTCTTACAAAGTATATGTGAATGACAGTCAGGGGTTGTTTGATGTGCCAAAACGAAAAATTGCATACAAGCATGACTGGCTTGACGAAAATGGTGAGGACGTTGATCTTGCTGTAGTAAAAAGGGAGTCAAAGGAAATCAGGCTTAATTGTTTTGTTGTTGGTGAAACAATAATTCAGGCAATTGAAAACCTGAGTTCACTGCTTTCTGCAATCGACCAGCCCGGATACAGGGTTTTGACCGTTCAGTACTACAACACGAATGACAGGTTGACCTTCAATGTGTATCGGGAAGAGGCTGTTAAAGTAATCAAGAAATTCAGGTACAGGAAAAACGTGTGGACTTTTACGCTTGTGCTTAAAGAATACAATTTGAGATCAGGTGAATAGGCTATTGATAAATACTGCATCCGGAACTAGGTATGCAAATCTTAAAGGCAGTTCTGAATTGTCACAGAAATTGCTTGGTGAAGATATTGTAAAGGTGTTTTTTGATATTGCAGAACCTTTTGAAATCACCATTGGCGACTCCATTGACGTTTTCGGCAAACGATACTTCATTAATACGCTGCCCATCATTCGCAAACTTTCATCAAGGCTGTATGAGTTTGAATGCACTTTTGAGGCATATGTTTATGACCTGTCAAAAGTGTCCTACATGGACGTTGATGCAAAGGGTGTACACGTTTCACATGAGTTTTACCTTACCGGACTGCTCGAAGATTTTGTCATGATGATTGCCCGGAACATGGAGCGTGTTTATGGCACCGCTGTGTGGGCTTACACCATTGAGGCTGTCAGGACTGATTACAAAACAATTTCATTTTCTGATCACAATTGCCTGAGTGCGCTTGCAGAAATATGCAAGGAGTTTTCTGTTGAGTACGAGGTTGTAAGAACCACTGACAAGAACGCCCTTGTGATCAAGGATAAAATCGGCGGCACCCAAAAGCCTCTGTTCAAGTACGGTTATGGCAATGGCCTGTACTCACTAAAACGGAACCTTTCAACAGCAAGCAATATCTGTACCCGGCTTTTTGCCTTTGGCAGTTCGAAGAACCTAGGACCTAATTACCGCAATTTCAGTCCACGGTTAAAAATGCCTGCACAAACTTCCGGCCAGCCGAACATCTTTGTTTCGTTTGGGCATTTTGTGATTGTAGGACAAGAGGCTCACATCTTCGGCCAAACAAACGCAGCCTATGTACAGTTGCAGATTCCAGACCAAAATTCCGGATGGGTTGACTATGGAACACCTCAAAACGGCGCAATGCTGAATTATCACTACTTGACATATTATATGCCGCCTTCGATTTATTCATTCAGAATAAAGGCATGGAATATCATTGGCAAGTATGTTTACAGTGATGGCACTTATGAAGGTTGGGGGGTGTCGGTTAACGAAAACAGTTACATTGATAATGATGCTGCAATTGCACTGTTTGGTGTTATCGAAAAGGTAGTCATTTTCGATGACATCTACCCTCACAGAATTGGCACGGTTACCGGCATTGGTGACACGTACTTGAAGTTCATCGATTCCGGCATGTTTGATCTTAACGCTGTTGATGGCTCCGGAAACACGCTCTATTTGCTTCCCGGGCTTGAGGCGAAAATTCATTTTAACACCGGCAACCTTGCCGGTTATGAATTTACGATCAACAATTATAACACTGCATCAAAGATGTTTTCCCTTAACTCAATAGTTGATGAAAGAAGTCTTGAAATACCGAATCCTGATGAATCTGCATTTAAAATCAATGTTGGAGACAAGTATGTAATTATCGATATCAAACTCCCTGCTTTCTATATTACTGAGGCCGAGAACGAATTATACAACACAGCCTTTGATTGGCTTGTGAAATATTCAAATTACCATGTGCTTTATGACTTGGAGATTGACGAAAAGTACATGAAAGCAAACTCCTTTACGCTTGGAGTTGGTGATGAAATACTTGTTGAGGATGAAGAACTTGGCCTAATGGACATGATGCGAATTTTGGAGGTTAGAAGAAATCTTGTGCATGAATTTAAGTATGAAGTAAAGCTTTCAGAAACACAATTTAAGCAGAAACGCAGACCCGGACGGACGACAAAAAAGGTTAAGGATACCATTGCTGCAATAGCCACACCTGCCAGCACTGACTTTGTACTATTCGAAAGAGCCGGAACCACTCAGCCGGTTAAGGTTGCTTTTACTGACATTAAATCGACGCTAAAAGAGTATTTCAATACTGTTTACACTGAGGTAATTCATAACGATCATGAACCGGTTGCAACAGAAGAACTCCCATCACCTCAGAATGCAAACTTTTTCATGGGAGATGATTACGAATATCACTTGATTGCCGGAAGATGGAAAAGAAGTTCATTATCAACCTTTTAACTAAATACATTTTTATATGAGTAACAAACTAAGAGTTCGCAAAATCAATCAGTCAGCAAGTAAGCCTGAAAACACAAACGAAACGCCTGCAGAAGTACAGGCCGAAAAAACTGCGCCTATCAAAAAAGCAAAAGGCAAAGGCGAAACAGTTGAAGAATTGCAAGCCAAAATTGCTGAGTTGCAAAGGCTTGAAAATGAGAAGATAGAAAAACAGATCGAAGAAGTTGCAAGCAAAGCCGGGGTCATGGTTGGTATTCAAATGACTGCACAAAAGCTGGCCGAAATCATGATGTACATGGTTCAGAACAAAATGACAACAGTTTCACTCAAATTCGAGGTCTGGAAAGAAAAAAAATAATCAATCTAAATCTTTAAAGTAATGGCACAATATGACTTAATCTTAGTACGCAATGACGCCCCCACAGGGGTCGATTTTGCTGAGGTCACGCTTTCCAAACCTACCAGGGCTGGATTGTTCATGACACAAAACCCCGGCACAGGTGCATTCAGCTGGTCTGATACGCTCGACACGCCTGTTTTAAACGGAACAGTATCAGGCACGGCCTTAATCAGTAACATGAGTAATGCTGCTACCGGAAAGCTTGTTGATTCTGCAATTATCAAAGCATACGTTGATGCGAACATTGGTGCCAATGATGCGATGGTGTTTAAAACAGCAATCGACTGTTCTACAAACCCAAATTATCCTGCTGCTGATTGCGGCTGGACTTATCGTGTTTCTGTCGCTGGTAAAATCGGTGGAGCAAGCGGCCCAAACGTTGAAGTTGGTGACATTATGATTTGTAACACCGATGGAACAGCAGCCGGAAACCATGCAACAGTTGGTGCATACTGGAACATTATTCAAATGAACCTTGACGGCGCAATTGTCGATTCTATGTTTTCCGGAACCGGCCTGATGAAACGCACTGGCGCAGGAACTTATGCAATCGTTACAGACAATTCAGCAAACTGGAATTCGGCCTATGCTTGGGGCAACCATGCAGGGCTTTATACCCTTATTGCACACACCGGAGCCGGTGGCGCTGCTCATGCCGTAGTAACAACAAGTGTTAACGGCTTTATGATTGCCGCAGACAAAACAAAGCTTGATGGTATTGCTACAGGTGCGAACAATTATGTTCACCCCTCCGGTGATGGGAACCTTCACGTACCGGCCACTAGTACGACCAACAATCTTAAAGTATTGAAAGCCGGAGCCACGGCAGGATCGCTTTCATGGGCCTTTGTTGATTGGGGAGAACTTACCGGAAAGCCTGCAACCTTCACCCCGGCTTCGCACACACACCCGACCTCAGAGGTTGTTGGACTTGACACTGCTCTCGCAAACAAACTCGATATTAACGGCACTGCTGTTGCTGCTTCTAAGCTGGCAACAGCAAGGACAATTGCAATAACTGGCGATGGTTCCTGGTCTGTTTCATTTGATGGTTCCGGCAACGTAACAGGGGCTTTAACACTCGCCTCAGTAGTAGCGGCAAACACTTTCCCGAAAATCACTTTCAATGCAAAAGGACTTGTAACAGGTGGAAGTGCGCTTTCTGCATCCGACATTCCGAATTTGGATGCTTCGAAAATCACAACAGGCATATTTGACGTTGCCCGGATTCCGGCAATCTCGATTTCTGGTGTTACCGGCCTGCAGGCAGCATTGGATTTGAAAATGAATACATGGGTAACTGCACCGGCTACGGCAACAGCAACCGGCACAACAGGGCAGCTTGCAAGGGATTTGAACTACTTATACATCTGTGTGAATACAAACACATGGAGGCGTACAACTTTGGCGGCATGGTAAACCAAATAATCAATCCGGGCGTGTGTAACAGCACGTCCGGGTTTTAACAATCGCGCAAATGGCTCAGTACGATATAGTTTTTCATATTAACGCCAACGCTTCGGGCGAATTATTTGCTGAACGGAAGATCAGTCTACCAAAAGGTTGCTTGCTGGCCGGAAGTGACGATTACCCTACTGTTTTGGCGCCTAGGAGCAACAGGGCTGTTTTTGCCACTAACACACAAGAACCAAGCGGATTCATTGACAACCCGGCTTATCACCACGATGGGGCAAATCAGGCAGTGATAATTGTTGAAAACAGCAATGATCAGACTAAACCCAGAGAATTTTCATTAACTGAATGGGTAAGTGGTGCTTATGGCAGGCCGTTAATGAAATATTCGATTAACCCTTACTTTTCGAGTGCGTTCTCTCTTAATTGTTATGATTTGACCGACAAGTTGGAACTTCCGGGCAATGCAACTTTGAATGTTGATGCTGAAACCGGTTTTTCTTTTGCACATAACAATGGTGTTTTTGCAATCAATAATTATTCGATCTATGGAACTGCTGAATCTTCTGTTGAGTTTTATGTTGGTTCATCAGCATTAAACATTACTGCTGATAATTTTACAATAAGACGACCTGCGCTTGATGTGCTTACGTTGGAAAGCGATAATAACGGCTCTGCAACTTTAGGAGTATTGCCGGAAGACCCTGCTGCTGGAGGTTATGGTTGTCAGATTGGTTTGTTTGCTTTTGTTGCAGGGGCGCCTGATTTGTATGCAAAATCTGGTCAGCAGGACACTGATTGGTCAATGATGATGCGCCCTGATTTAGATGGGGTGATACCAGTGAAATCAGGGTTAAACATGATGGTTTTGAAGGCTGATTATACAGCAAACGCTTTTGAAGTTAAAACAAACGTGCACAGGCTAATAGGCGGCAATGTTGATTCAAATGGTTATGCAGTTTATCGCATCAAATCTACTGCGCTTGCAACAAAAGACATCATTGGCTCCTATGGATTTGTGCCGCAGGCAGAGGGAAATTCTGCATCAGCACGAATAACCGCAGTTGCGTCAAACACACATGGTTCAAACTCGCACCCTACTGCCTTGCTGTTTGGCAATGCGCTAGATGGTCAGATTGGGAGCGTGGATCAGTACCGGATGATGTTGGACAGATATGGTAATGTGCTGTTTAAGACATCAGGCATTGACATCACCGGAACCCTGCCAACCGCTAAGTCAGGCGTTGATATTCACGACTCCGTTGGTTTTGGTCCTACTGTTCAGACGACCGGAAATCATTCAATAGGCAATGAATATTGTTATATGCTGACCAATGCGGCAACCGGCAATGCCACGTTTTACCTGCCTGACCTTGCATCGGTTGAAGGGCGCAATTACATGGTTGTGAATGCTACCGGAACCCGCACGATAACCATTGCCCGGGCAGGAACCGACAAAATTAATGGCGTTACAAACCCTTCGATTGTGTTGAATGCAGGGGATGTGGTTTTCATCCATGCCACAGGCAATTCTCAATATGGCTGGTTTGTTTCAGGCAATGTTAAGCGATAATTGTTATAAGATTTACAAAACCACAAAACCACGTTACAATTATGGAACATCAAACACTTGAACTACTTGACAAAGGAACATTGATTGCATTCATGTCCATTGGAAGCATTATTCTTACCTTGCTTTTGGGTCTTATTGCTTACTTCCTTCGTGATTTTGCTTCACAGGTGAAGTCGATGGGGCAGAGTGTGTCAACTCTCCAGATCGTTGTTGAGGGTGAGAAAATACGTCGCGAAGTGCACGAAGAGAAACATGACGTCATTGATGAACGTCTAAATAAGCACTCAAACAAACTTGAAAATCAAGGTAAACTTCTCGAAAAACATGAAACTGAACTTAATGAACTTAAAAGACGATGAAAATTATTCAATTTCTCAAAAACTGGAATGAGTTATTAACTCTTCCAATTGCATTACTTCTTTGGTGGTACAGCAACTCCATTCTCAGGATGATAGACGAAACGGCCGGGGTTTACGATGTTGGAATATTTCAGGCATTCCTACTCGGCACCGCCGGTATTCTCTTCGGTCATGCCCTTGTTTGGCTTATATTGAAGCTTTCTGCAGGCGATGTATACAGAACGCTCGATGATTTTCTAAATCGCAACACGTTAATAACACCATGGCAAAGAGGTTTGTTTTCATTATTGTACTTTGGGTTTTTACTAATAGCTTGGTCTATTCTGGTAGCCGGAATGAGTTAGTAAAGACATACCGGAAGTATATCGGTGTCCGTGAACTCACAGGTAACAATGATGGCTGTGAGGTTGAAATGTTTCTTAGGTCTACAGGTCTTGGCAAGGGCTATGCATGGTGCGCTGCCTTTGTAACCTATTGCCATATGAAAAACGGCCTGCCTTCTCCACAACTTGCACCTGCTTGGGCGGCTGCGTGGTTTCCAGAATACAGGTTAATCAAAAATGAAAACGCCTTGCCGGGTGACGTGTTTGGGATTTATTACGTCAAAATGAAACGGATTGGCCACGTAGGATTTATTGACGAGTCATGGAACAATGATTCCAATAACATTATAACAGTTGAGGGCAACACCAACGGCGACGGATCCCGCGAAGGGGATGGCGTTTATCGCAAAAGGCGTAGTAAGAAACAAATCAAATCAGTAAGCAGATGGATACAAGAGTAATCCCATGGGCATTTTCAGTAGTGCTTCTAATCGTAATTATCATCATAGGCCAATGTCACCGGTGCCCTGAAAGTAACCCGTGTCCTGAACCACGAACCGATTTAAGGACTGACAGTATACCCGGGGATTCTGTCGCAAAACCATATCCGGAAATAAAGCCGGTACCAATCAAGATAGTTTATGTTGAAGTACCTGCAAAAGTTGATACAGGTGAAATTCTCAGGCTGTATCATGCTGAAGTGTATGGCCGGGACACGCTTGCAAATGACAGTTCTGTATTTGTGGCCGTAGATTGGATGGTCACTAAAAACCGGCCAGTATTCTTTAAACCTGAGATTGCAAACCGTAAGCCGGTTGCAATTAACCACTATACCACTTACACCTTTGAAAATTTACCTGAGAATAAATACTTTGCTGGATTCAATACCGGAAGGTCACCGAAATCATTCGGCTTTGGACCATCTTTTGCATTGCTAACTAAAAAAGAAACGCTTTTCACTATCAATTGTGATTTGCTCAATAAGGATGTATATTTGACTGTTCTTTGGAAGCTGAATTTATCAAGAAAAAAGGTCAAAAAGTAACAAAATGCTGCAGATGTTTCACAATTGTTTCAAAAACATTTTCATTAATCAACCATAACTGTTTTATATATAGTTAATTATGAGGATCACAATAGCAGCTTCCCAAGCTGAGGGTCGTGGGTTCGAGCCCCATTGCCCGCTCAACATCAATCAGGCTTCCGAAACCGGAAGCCTGATTTCTTTTTTGATATCTGGATTGAATAAGTGAGTCTTTTCATTGCCCTTGGAGTGGAGGTGTTACAACGAAAACTGGCATTTAATCAAAAAGATTATTCAATTCCTGTTGGTGACTTGCCCAGGGGCATATACTATTATACAATTTACCCCGTAAACAATTCTCCCTTTTCGGGAAAATTAGTGCTGGAGTGAAAAGGCGAGCTGTTCTCATTAAAACCATTTTACACAGGCTTCAAACGATGTTTAACCCGATGCAACTGTTGTCCCTTGCGGCCTGTGTATGCTGGCACACAAAAACACATCTGCCACCGGGCTTCTGTCATAGGTTAGTTTAACCAGTTTTTTTTAAATCCAGATAAAATAATTGGATCATTCAACAAATTGAATCCTGTCAGCTAATTGTGTGAAATATTCGACTGACCAGATATCCATCTCAGCAGGGTTTTTAATGAATGGCCTTAAGTCAGCCTTTACAGCATCCATATTTGTTTTAGAAATTTTGTGTTTAAGCAATGGCACGAAATTTTCCCTTGTCAAGGGCTCCTTGTCAACGGATGAGGACTCAACGACTCTTTGGTATAAATGATTAAAATTCAATGGAGTGTTATTTCTGACATACCATTCAAAATCATACCAGTCACGCCCTTTTACCCGGGTTTTCCAGTTTCGGAAAAGCAAGGCATGCATCTTACCCGCATATAAATCGGGCAGCGAATAGCAGCGGGTCATAAAAGAGAAAGGCAAAAGCGATAATTTCTGTTCGGTCGAAAACTGACCAGGAGGGTGTAAATCAACCTCAAGTTTGATTTTTATCTGAGATTCTGATGTAAAACGAAGGTTGTAAACCGAAGTGTCTTCTTTCAGAAATGCTGATTCAATGTTGCTTCTTTTTTTTGTTTCCTTTTTTTCAATGATTACACTCCTTCCAAGTGCCTTAAATTCATTTTCGACTGCTTCAGAATAATGCGCTATACTGAAGGTGTCGTCAGCCCGGAGCAACGAAAAATCCATGTCTTCCGAAAAACGGTTTAAGCCATGAAAAATGCGAAGACATGTGCCCCCATAAAAAGCAGCTTTGTTGAAAAATCCTCCTCTTTGCAAACCTGCAAGCGTAATTTGCTGCATTACTTCATGCAAGGCATTGGAGTGGTCAGCAGCAGTTTGTGCCTTGTATGGGGCTAACATCTGGTCGAATATGTTCAT